ACCATCATTAGGTTTTGAACTTGAAAATAGTCCTGGAGAATTTGAAGTACTTTGACCAAATAAAGAACCATCATTAGGTTTTGAACTTGAAAATAGTCCCATTGGAAAAGGATTATGGCCGCATAGATTTTTAACTTCAGGTAAAGTGTTAACTTGTGACATAAACAACAATTGGTTAGTAGTATTTTCTTTGATAACTAAACCAAAAGGTTGATTAACTTTGAATGTTATAGTATTAGATGGTCCACTAAAGCGTGCTCCTGCAGTTACTGCAGCTGCTTCTGTTCCGTTTTCATCTATCTTCAAATATACTTTTTGAATCATTCTATCAATATATAGCATTTCATCCGAAAATATTCCAGAAAAATCTCCATGTTGTGAAAACAATTCACTAAGTCCTAAATCAGATAATACATTTCCCAATTCAAATTCATTTTCAATTTCGAACTTGGGTAAGAATAAGTTTATTTCTAAACCTTGTGAATTGTACAAATTACATTCTTTAATAATTTCTGGTGTAAGCTTTAATTCCATATCTTTTTTTGGTAATATTATATAACAACTAAAATTTCCATTATTGGTTTCAACATATGGAATCGAAATAAATCTATGATCATAAGTTTCTTTGTACTTAAAGAAACTTTTCATGTTCATCATTGGTACATTGATTTCACCATTTAAAGAACGAAACTTATCAATCTTAGTATTTTCGATTGAAAACTTTTTTTTCCAATTGGCATAAAGATAAACCACATTTACTGGTATAAATGGTTTCAATTGAATGTTACCCAAATCTATAGATTTAATTTTATTATTAGTCATTTTAGATATCCATTCGTTTATTTTATTTTTTGTTTCTGGATCTAAAAAATTGAGTCGTTTCAATTCTGAATTATATTCTTTGATATTTTGAATATAACCGTCTCTTATTTCAATCGAATCATCAACAAATATCAAAGTTGATATTTGAAGTTTAAAAGATTCAGATTGATTTTCTAATTTTAGTATTCGATTTAAAACTTCTTTTGGTTCAGCATTCTTAAAACATCTCTCAACAAATTGTTTTAAAGTTTTACCACCAGTTCCGATGTTTAAAATCATTAACAACTTTGTCAATGATAATGGACAAAAGATTATGTCTGGTTTTATGCTACATAACTTCAAAAACACTTCAACATTGAAATCTTCCATGATTTGAGTCTCATATTCATGAAAAGAAACAAAAAAAACTAAATTTTATTACTCGAAATATTCTTTACACATCGTTTCAATCATATTCTCTAAAACTGTAATTGGAATATTTTTCTTAGAAGATACTAAATATTTCTCTCCTCGTAACCAATTTTTGACTATATACATTTCAATGTTAAAATCTTTCGTTAATTCTTTTATAGTTTTTACTATTTTATCTAACTTTGTAACATCTTTGCGTGATAAATAGTTTTCGAAACAATCAGATATTAAAGCATTCAGCGTGTCTGTGACGTTTCCATAACTAATTCTAGAATCCTTTCTTCCACGAGGACTAATTGGTTGAGAAAGTGTAAAATCTAAAAAGATTTGATCATTATGATCTTCAAAATGAGTTCCCATGATGAGAATAAAATCCAATATTAATTAGCATATAGTTAGTAAATGATATTAAAAAAATAAATTTTTAGTTTTGATTTTAACCTTAAATCTGAAACAGTCTCCTAAAAGTCATGAGAGAAAAATCTATTCAAAACGTCCTCCAAAAAATTCCTCTTATTAATTTATTATATCTACGGATCTTATCTTTTTGTATTTTTGTGATTAACTTTGAATGTTATAGTATTCGATGGTTCACTAAAGAATGCTCCCGCAGTTACTGCAGATGTTTCTGTTCATTCCTCTCATTATTTTATTATGTAAGAGGATCTTATTTCTTTCGTATTCTTGTTCTTCAAAGTATTTTATTCTTGCATATGCTTGATGTCTATCGTATTCTTCACGTTTTTTCTTATTAAATCTTATTCTTTTAAGTTTTTCCTTTTCAAACCTTTTTTCATCAAGTTGTTCATAATGTCTTTGACGAATTTTTTCTCTTTCAATTTTTTCTATTTCACAATTTTTATTAATTTTTTCATTTTCAACTTTTTCTTTTGGTGTTCCAAATGAAAAGAATCGCATTTTGTCAAAACAGAATAATCTTTCAATATATTTTTAGTCTGCGTAGTTAAAAAAATAAATTTTACTCATTTTATGAATTTATCAAAAAAACCTTTTTAACCTCAACCTCGAAACATTTATGAATAGGTTTTTGATCAATAATATCAAGAGTATCTTTATCTAGAGAAGTTTTTAGAAAACACAAATCATGTAAAAAATCTAATTTGATGATGGTAAATTTATCTAATATATCTTTAAATACAGCACATCTAAACTTTTCTGTATTTCTATATACATCATTGTAACATATTGTAGAAGGTATTGTATCAATAATGAAAAATAAGTTTTGGTGTAAAGTTTTAGCATTACACATGATTATATCAAATAAATCAATTAGGTATGACTCTAAACAATATATCAAAGTATTTTCACCAAAATAACTTCCAAACTTATCTGTGCTTTTTATAGTAACATTTTTTTCCTTTTCTAAAAAATGAAACAAATCTATTTTATCATCACAATAAAAACGTCTTATTAACTTATTATCTTTTCCAAATGGGTATTTCATTAAAATATGAAATGTCATTCCTTTAGGGATAATTTCAACTACCTTATTAATTATCTTTTCTACATTTTCGTCTCTTACTACTCCATTCTTTCTCTCGAATTCTTTTTCCATTTTAACCTTTTCCCTCATCCTTTTTATCTCATCCTCTTCCCGCTTACGATTAATCTTTTCCTGCTCACGTTTATACTTTTCTGCTTCTTTTTTTTATATTTTTTAGCCTATCCTCTTCATCCCTTTTCTTCCAATATTTGTCTATTTCATATTTTTGTCCCTTTGCCTTCTATCATATCCTCTAATATCATCCATTTTATTATTCTAACATTTATTACATTTTTGTGATTAACAAAGATTATTTTAAATAAAATGATCTTTCATTAGATCACGGATAGCATCATCTAAAATATTAGTTGAAATATTATTCTGTGGCTGAGATGATTTTTGGAAATCACCTAAACACTTACCAGAATGAATATCAGACAAAACTAATTGTTTATGATCATCTAATATATTTAGTATTAATTTTTCATCAAGAGTGTAATTCTTTATTAATTCATTTAGTGTTTTTATTACTTTTTGTTGTCTTTCTACAATGTTTTTTAAATGTCTACTACAATCTATATATACAACGACTATATTTTTTAAAACCAAATAAGTATTAAAACAATCATTTACTAAAACTTTTAACGTATTAGAAACATCACCGTAAGAAAACTTTTTAGACTGATCATCATATTCATATTTTGATTTTGTTGTAACAACAAAATCAAAAAAGATTTGTCCTTCACGATCTTCATAATAAGTTCCCATTTTGAAAGTATTTTAACAAATCTAAATAAAAAAATAAATTTATTTTCCGATCATTTTCTAAACCTAAATAAAATGAAGGATGCACTCTATATAGGATGTCTTCAATGTTTTAATGGTTTAGTTGAATGTGTAAAAGCTATTAATGCAACAATTGGGTTTCAAATGTGTTTCCTTTCAGATCTGTTTGTAGAACAGATGATTACTAATACAACTTGTTTTGATGCTTTGAATTGTTCAGGATGTTGGAATTTAAGATTAATGAGTATAGCTAAGAATTGTACCGAATCAATATTGAATATAAAACTAGAATAATATACTTGCCGGAGCCTGCGTAGGTATAGACTGTAACATCCTTAATAATCTCTTTTACTCTATTCCAATATAATCCATCTAATCCACATCCAATTTTAGGAATAGATAATGATTTGATATTTAATTCTTCCATTTTGTAACGCATATAACTAATAGAATGTTCAAGATCAATATACTTTGGTTTGTGATAAGATAAAATATAAATATTCCATCTCTTTCTAAAATAGTTTTATGTTGTGATCTTAGTTCATCAAGACCACCATATTTTTTTTTGTCAGTTCATCTTATTTATAAAAAAAATGTCTAAAAAAGTAATTTTTGTTTATAAAGAAAATGAATCACGAACATTTTTATTCTAGTATAACATCAACGACGTATACAAAGGTTAAAATAGCTGGATTTGATATAGATGGAACAATAATAACTCCTAAAAGAACTTGTGAATTGTTTGGTAAATATAACGATCCTAATGATTTTACTTTTAAGTTTAAAAAAATACCAAAATGTTTAAATATTATATCAAAAGACTTCAAAATAATATTTTTTACCAATCAAGGTGGAATTGAAAAAGGAGATCAAAGTTTACAACTGATGATCGATAAATTGGAAAACATAAAAAGTGAAATCGGATTAAGAAATATTTCTTATTGTATTGCAAAGACTAGAAATGAACATTATAGAAAACCAGGAATTGGAATGTGGGAATATGTTGAATCCGTATATAAAAACATTGACAAAAGAAATAGTTTTTTTGTTGGCGATTCAGCTGGTAGACCTTGTGAACCTTGTAAAAAATGTATTAGAAGTAATTGTGAAGAAGTATTTGAACAAGGTAGACCAACAGACTATGGTGATTTTGATAAACAATTTGCTAAAAATATAGGTATCAAGTTTTATACTCCAGAAGATTTTTTTTATAGGAAAATGGCTAATGTGAATCTTTAGAGAGCGGAGAGCAAGACGAGGAATTTGCTCCGAAGCTTTTCGCTCCTTTTTCGGGTTTCACATTCAAAATTTATTTTTTGAATGTGAAATCATTATGAAGACTCACAATGGGATCTCATAATTATATCGAAGAAACTGAAGAAACTGAAGAAACTGAAGAAACTGAAGAAACTGAAGAAACTGAAGAAACTGAAGAAACTGAAGAAACTGAAGAATATATCAAAACCTATTCCCAGTTAGTAATAGAGACTAAAGATGAGATTGTATATGAAACAATTAAAAAGATAAATACGATTTTAGATGAATATTTATTCGATTTACAATTCTCCTCTGAAACTAAGATCTTAGAAAATCTCATTATCATATTAAACGATGAATCATTGATGCAAAGAAACATTGACAATCTAAACTTTGTTGATGATATTTTGAATAAACTGCTAAATAGTTTAAAAGATAAAAAATTTGATGAAATATGTTGGTATCATCTTGAAGAGAATATTCAAATATATATAACAGGTATACAAGAAAAATGTGAATCTATACCTACACAGAGCGGAGAGCTGAGAGCGGAGAGCGGGGCAAACGTCTCGCTTAGCTCTTCGGGTACCCCTCCGGCAAATATAACACTATCAATTTGTAATTATTGTTGTTTCGAAGTAGATTAAAGGTTACAAATACAAAATTTACTTTTACAGTTTGTATTCTGATTTAATTGCAAAAATGGAAAATAGAAATGATATCGTTTTCATTGAAAACTTTGAATTAACTACTGTTACTGTCTTACAATTTGGTTCAAAACATCCTAAACCAAATGATCCAGGCATTTTATATATTTATAGATTATACAAGATTTTAAGAGACTTATGTTATTGTTAGATGACTCGAATAGATCTTCCTTTTAAATAATTGTAAATTGTTTGTAATTGTATATTTTTTGTTTTTTTATATTTGTTTAAGATATTATTCAAAATTCGATAGGTATACATTTTATCAACAGATTTTTTTTCGTTTTCACATTGAACTACAATAATTGGTATATCATCTGAACACAAGTTTATTATGTTTCTATAAAGATCGTAACATTCTGATAATCTGGTAAAAAAAAATATAATACCGTTTGCATTGTACAGATTGAATTCGTTATCAGTGTACCATATTTCGTATTTTATGTTATTTATTGTTTTGTTTACTATTTTGTTTTGTGAACAAAGAATTACTACTTTGAAAGTGTTCATTTTATACGAACTATTCATAATTTGAATCGTTTAAAGTTATCAATATTTATCACTAAATGGAAAATATGAGTATTTTCTTTTACCACTTTTTCTTTTAAAAAACATTCTAAAGAGTCAACAAGTTGTGGAGTAATTTTAGGGTTTATAGATACAAACTTTACACTTTCGATAGTTACTTTATCATTTTGTGCTAGAAACTCTGAATTAGTGATTTCGTTTTCTTTTAATATAACCTCACATTGAAACTCGGAGACCCCCCCTCGCTCTTCGTTCTCTTCAGATTCGCCAAAAGAATCATTTGAAAATAGTTTTTCATGAGGATCAGTTTCTTCTATTTTTGTTTTAATATATGATTTTGAAATTCGTAACGATGAGTTCTTATTCATACCTAACCAAACTATATAATCAATTATGAGAGCATTTACAAACAATAGGTTGTCTTTACAAAAGAACGTTTTGTCTAATGCATTCAAATATTCATCAGGAGTTAGGAATAAAACCTTTTCAGTTTTAGAAAAAGCTAGTTCTGATAGTTTATCTATTTTGTTAAATGATTTTCCAATAAATAGAATTTTATGATAATCAAAGTTTTCACCGTTAAAGTCGATACCTTTTTTTAAATTTGTCAACTGTAAATATATTTCCAATTTGATATCTTTAAATATTAGGGTCTTTCTTCTTTTTTGTATGGTATCTGGTATTGAATCGTAATCATCAAATATCACTTTACCATCATCAAATTCTAAAACGTAAATATTTGTTAGCAATGGTGATAACAAAACATGAAAAACTCCCATTATCTGAATTCCTTTTACAACTTCACCAGAATGTATCTTATTCTGATCAAAAATGAGAACATCTCCTTCTTCTAAAGAGTATTTAACACCATCAACTATGATTTCACCACCTGAATCTGCTTTCTTGAAACAACAAAGAATCGTACACTGATGACATTGATCCAATAAATAGTTTGCGCTATCTTTATGATCCTTAATAAAATCTCCATTTTTGTACATTGGAACTTCATAAGTTATTTTCTTCTTTGGTGTATGAATTTTGTAATTTATAAGTGATTGGATTTTAGCAATCAGTCCATAATCACTTTCCAATATGAAGTTTTTAATTTTTTCAGTTTCTCCTTCTAATTCATTTTTCCATACTCTTCCTTTTATAGGATCTTCACCCTCATTAATAAAAACAGGATCAGATTTAAAAGCCTTACTCAAATGAATAGTTTCCATTTGAATCTTTTTTTTATATTTCAACATTCGTTAATAATCTGAGTTTCAAAAGTAAATTTTAATTAAAAACGTATTCGTTGTTCAATATTTGATAGTTTATATCTTTTGATGGTGTATAAGTATCTTTTACGTTTCTTTTGTTTAAATAATGATCCGGTCTCTTAAGAAATCCGTATATATTCGTTGGCAGAATATTTTGAGAGATCTGAAATTCATCTAATACGGGATTAACTCTTGGAGTAACTGGTAACCTTGGTCTTCTTGATATCGGTAACAGATCCCAAGGTGATATCAAAGGTAACCTAACTTCTTCATTTACATAACTTTTATGTGATGATTGACCATACATAGTTTGATTTCTGTTTCTAGATTGATATTCTATTATTCCGTTCACAAAAAGAGGATATTTTTCAGATTCTTTAAGAGAATCTCCAATATCTACCTTCCAATGCTTTTTAGCATCTCTAAATTGTAATATCTCCTTTTTAATATCTGGATATATTGGTCCCTCGATATAGTTTAATGGTCTTTTATTTGAAAATGGAATATATGCCATTTGTTATAGTTTTATTAGTAAAAATTTATTTTCAACAGGCTATCTAAAATATGAATAAAGTGAACAAAGAAGCCATAATGACATATATTGTAGGAAATGATTACATTAAGAAACAAGACATCAATAAGCATAAAGATGATCTTTTATATTTTATGTTAGATTTTAATGATGATGATACGTCGGATATGGAAGAAAGATGCTTTGGTATTCAAGAAAATAGAAACGAATATTTAAAAGACGATTTAGAATATAAAGAGTTTAAGGAATTAACTAAAAACTTTTCAAATCTAACAGCTTCATTTCAGAATTTCATTGTAAACGATGTAGAAGTATTTAAAAACATAAAAGAGATAAGCTTTTTTAGATGTAAAATAGGATTTGAATGTGAAACCTTTCAGGTTTCTAACCTTCAGTCTGGCACACAAAATGAATCTTTAGATTCTAAAAATTTACAACTTGATTATATAAGAAAGATAACTTTAGATGAATGTGAAATATATAGCAGTGATATAAAGTTTGTAGAAATCGATGTTCTTCATATAAGAAGATGTAAAATGAGAGAATCAGATTTAATCTACACTAATATACTTTTACTAGATAATACCATAAGATCATTAAAACTAGTTTTTTGTATTGTTGATGAACATACTATTTTTTCGAATAGTATACGAATGTTAGAGTTTTTTGAATGTACATTATCGAATGTAGTTTTACCACATGAATTGATATCATTAGATATAAATAAATGTGGATTGTTCAACACAATACAAATACCTAAAAATGTGAAATTTTTAGAATTAAAAATAGAATTACACTATTTGTGTTTAGTGAAAATATTAAGTGAACATTTAAAAGACTTCTTTTTTAACACTTCTCCATATAATCAAGAATTAGATTTATTGACAAAAATGTTTGACTTTCAAGTAACTATTGATAGATTGATATTATATGTAGATTTTAATCATAATTGCTCATCACTCACAAAAATTATAAAAAAACTAAAGAATGTAAAAACATTGTCAGTCATCATACCTCAATATGATCCTTTTGAAAATGTGAAAACAATGATCGAAAGCATTCCTGAAAGTGTTACAACTTTACAATTATTGAATTTATTAACACATAACAATATGTATGATTCTTTAAAGTATATACCAAAAAATGTAAAAACTTTAGATATGTCAGAGGTTGCATATGGTTATACTAAAGAAGAGGTTCAATACAATATAAACAGACTTGATGATATAAAAACGTATAATGGTGTAAAATTTGAAAAGCTGATTTTGAGACATCATACATTAGAAGCTACTAAAAAATACTTTTTCTCTGAAATAGCAATGATAAACTATATCGGTGATAAATCTTTGCTATATTATTGTATACTTGCAATGAAGAGTCTTAAAAATAATACAGATGATTTACCATTGACATTAAAAAACATTCTACAAGAATGTGATAGTATTGGAATACAACAAGATGATAAAAAATATCTTTTTAAATATCTCGTACCATATTGGTCTTCATGAAGATTTCTCACTTTATAAACATTTTATTCACTTCATCAAACAAAAAGTCTAATTCATTAGATTCTGTAAGAACTTCAGTAAAATCCTTAATTATTTTTTTTATGTCTGGCTTTCCTTCTGAAGACTTTTTAACCTTTTCAAATGTTTTTTCCATCAGAACACTAAACTCTGGTCTGTTTACCATCATCATTATAGACCCCAAATCTATTCCACTTAAAAGATTATTTATGATTGGAGCTTGTGTTAGAACTTCGATTTCAGTATTTTGTATTTCTATCTCTTTTTTCGATAACTCAATAAGTTTTTTTAAGTGTTTTGTTATAGCATCTTTAGTGTTTTTCGATGATTTAGTATAAATATTCCCTATATTCATGACTTTGATATCTTTTTCTTCTTTTCCTTCTATATTTTCTGTTATGTATTTAACAACTTCAATATGTGGCATATCAATCAAAAATTGTAATTCTTTTATGTTGATCTTTCTAGTGTTCGACAAATCGGTTATAAATTCTTTAAATGAAACAGTTAATGTTGTAGTGTTCACACTTTCCATTTGTTTTTTTGTTTCTTTTAAACAAAATCGGAATATAATCCAAAATATAATTTACATACGAGGTATAATTGTTTGTTAAATAAAAATGATGTTGACTTATAATAACTTTGCATTTTTGTGTAATTATTGTTTCAGAACAATAATGAGTTGTATACTTGAAAACGATGTAAGTGATCTTTTTAGTAATTGTATTTTCAACAACATCCTAAACATTGATATCAATAAAGTATCGAATTCATCATGTTTACCGAAAACTTTTTGTACCGGGTGTTGGGACAGCCAGTTTATGGAAGGTGTAAAAAACTGTACCGAACACATTTTTGGGATAGAAATGTGAAACCTGAAACCTTTAGTCTTTGATTTTCAATGTGAATGTCGAAGAGATTCTAAAAAAAATGTGAATCCGTAAGAAACTTAACATTTAGAATCTAATAAATGATTACAGATTATCATAAGATACATTACATAAGAAAAGGAGCAAATGGAACAATAATCAAAGCTATAAAGAAAAAAAATGAAGCAATACCAGAATCAGAACCAATATTATACGCAATCAAAAAAATCAAACTGAAAAACGATTTAAAAGAATTATCTAAAGAAATTTCAATTCTTAACGAATGTGTTAACATAAAGAACGTTATTAAGGTTTTAGATTTTTTTAATGATGGTAAGTATTTGTACATCATCTTAGAAACTGATATATACGCTAAAGATCTACATGATTATCTAGAAGACTATCTAGAGGAACATGATATAAAATATCTTTACGAGGGTTTAATCAAGAAAATATTCAAAAACATATTAGATACATGCGTAGAACTTAGAAAATTACAAATTCATCATATGGATATAAAAACTGAAAACATTATGATGTTGGGTAAAAATACTAATGAACACAATCTAAGAATAAAAATAATTGATTTTGGATCTTCGTGTCATGAAATAGATTTGAAAAGAACTAAACTTATGGGAACAGTCGATTTTGCTCCACCAGAAGCTTTAGAATATTTTGATAACGGATATTCTGACAGTGATGAAGTTGAAAATGAGAAAATAATAAACAATAAACGAATAAACGGTGAAAAATATACAGTTTGGACTTTAGGAATTTTGTTATACTATTTGATCCATTTTGAATATCCATTTGAAGAATTGTCTGAAATAGAAAATAAAGAAATATCTTTTACATCGAGTATCAATATAAATGTAAAAGAAATGTTGAAAAGATGTTTAGAAAAGAAAATGGATAAAAGATGTAAACTGATAGATATAAGTAGTTGTAAATGGTTAAACGAAAAATAATTTTACACCCATTTTCCACTTCCTGCTCCAATACCTAACACCGTTGAAACACTTCCAGATTGAAAATGACCTAAAAGGTTACTTTCATCATTAAAAAACAATAGACTAGTGTATACCGGAGTACAATTAAATTCGAATCTATCTGTTTCTAACACCATCTTTTCAAAATTGTTAGTGTAAACATCTCCAATTAGAATCCCTCCTCCAGGTGATGAAAATCCTCCGCCATCTCCTTTAAACGTTTTACCATTACAATCCAGATTAAATCTTAAATAAAATATAAAACTTGCTACAGAACCAGTACCAGGATAGCTTGATTCGTTTATCGTATTAGAAAAGTATAAATTCATATTTTTCTTCAACATGTTAGATTCATTTTTTTTTAACTTTCTTTTCATAGCTTTGTTGAAATCGTTTGTAATCTGTTCTTTGTAAGAGTTTGACATTTATTAGACTAAAATTTAATTATTCAAGAAAAAAAATGTAAGGAATTCTGAAAAATGGCATGTGGAGGAGATAAAAACTATAATTTTGAACCTATGAAAACAAACAATCTTTCTTTTCAATTGTTCAAAGACAAAGTTTCTGACACAAACTATTGTACTTCACCATTGTTAACTGAAATACAGATGTTAATGCTATATAAACTGTCAAAAGGAGAAACTAAAAAAGAAATTAAGAATCTAATGTTACCAGAAACTAGAATAAATGTAAAAAAAAGGATTGAGGAATTGATGAAGAAATCTATTAAAAACGCTATATATATCAACAAACAATACACTGTTCTTGAAGAATGTAAAAGGTTTTTAAAAGATAAAGCTGAAATTAGTGATTCCTTTTTATCAATTACTATGAGAGATTCAGATGAAGAAACATTGGTAGTTGTTAATATTACAGATGATCAGCTATCATTGTTAAGCTGTATCAATTTTACTTGGAACTATCCTTTTCCTTTCGAAATTAAAAATGAAACATTTTATACAGACTCAGATAAAAAACTAATTACTCCTTTTATTTATAGTGATGAAATGACACATTTGTATCTAAAAACTGAAAATGTTAAAGTATTAGGGTTAGTTGACAAAAATGGTCTGGTTATGTATATATTTCTTCCAATTCGGCTAAAAGATTTTATAAAAAGTTTAGATACGAAAACAATTTATTCTAAATATATCGATAAATGTGATCTAAAATGTTTGAATGTGATGATTCCAAAATTCAAAGTTAGAAACAATCTTTTTATTGATGATGTTATATGTGAAAAAGATTGTTTTACTGGAATAACTGAAGATTTAGAAATAAATCTCGACATAATTACACAAGACATAAAGTTTAAAATAGAATCTTTAGAGAGCGGAGAGCGACGAGGGGCCTTTGGGATTCAATGTGAAACCTTTCAGGGTTCTAATCTTCAGTCTGGCACACTTTGTGAAGAGTTTGATATTTTTAAAGCCAATAGACCATTTATGTATATTCTTTGTGACAAAGTGAACTGTATAATGCTATTTATAGGATGTGTTTATGAACCGAAAGAATAAGAATCTAAAAATTTATTTTTTTTGATATGTTTCAGAAAGTTAGAATTTAATCATGTTTCCATCAGAAATCTATGAAATAATATTTTCTCATTTACCTGCACAAAGAGTTCTAATCTATAAAAGAGTATGTAAAATGTTTGAAAACATAATAAGTTCTGAAAGATTCTTGCAACTCTATTTTCTGAAAAATAAAAAACTCTTCAAAAACAAGATCATCGAATCTTCACCTTTTCTGTTTTATGAAATAATTCATAAACAAGGAATTATATTTAGTTTAAACACAGATTTTAAAACTCTTTATAACTCACATTTATGGAGAAAAAGTTATTTTATTGATAAATCAAATATTACTTCAATTATTCTCACATTCTTACATAAAGTAAAAATATGGTATATAATAGATTTATTTGAATTACATCTATATAATGCTATTAACAAGAATATTAAATGTTTACATACAAAATGTGAAATCCGAAAAGAGGAACAAGATTCAAAACCAGAAACAAATGATCATTTTGAATATTATTGTACGTTTCAATCAAACTTATTGAATGAAAGTTTTAACAAAATGATAACATTGGACCAAAAGATTGAATATTTATCCGGATTGAAATATTTAGACGATATTATATCTCCTAACTTTTGGGATGAACAAATGATTGTTAGAGATAAAGAAACTATTTTTTTAAAAGTTTCTAAAAAGTCGAGATATTTGATAACATTTATAAAGATGGATAAAAAAGATTTTATGAAGAATCCAAAAATAGTTCTAAAAATATATTACTGAAGGTTAGAAACCTTTCAGGTTTCACATTTTAAACTATGTTTTGATCAAATGTATAAATTCATCCATATTTATCGTAGCATAGCTTAAATAAGTATCCTTTCTAGATATATTACAAAACAGAATTTTATTTTCCTTTTTAGTTTTTGTTACAATTGTTACATCTATATTGTTTTTCTTCAAATTTACATCAAACAACATAACAATATCAATATTAGGTTTATCTAAAATTTGAAAAGCAGATTCTATACAATTAGAAACTATCATTTTGTATCCAACATTATCTACAACTTTGAATATTGATCTGTTTTTACTCTTATTTATCTCTTTTTGCTTTTCTTCTATCATTTTTTTACCTTTAAACTGTATCGTATTACTCTGTTGATTACAAAATATGCTCAAAAAATCGTTTCTATTATCAGACAATCTATAGTTCAAATACTCTATTATTTGTCTTTGTTCTTTAGATGGATAATGTTGAAAGTATAAAAAGATTTTGTCTAATAATTCTTTATCTACAGAATAGTCTTTTATTAGAACATTTTGTGTTTTAGACCAGTATATATACCAGTTTACCATAATACAATTGTCAAAATATTTGTTCTCAACGTCCTCAAAATCCTTTATAATTAGATTAAACGATAAAAACTCTGTTAACTTAATCATCGATTCCAAACTTTTAACGTCTACATTAGATGAAACCAAAAAAAAAATATCAATCTCATCCTTAACAAGATCAGTAACACTAGAAAAATCGAAATCTTCTATTTTTTCAATTGAAAAACATTTATCCTCTGATAAACTAAAAAAAGGTTCAATAGATGATATGATGATCTTGTTCAAAACACTATTTTCATATATTAAAAACATACTTGCCGGCTGCGTAGGTATATTTCACAACAATGAAGATTTTTAATACTTATGAACATTAACTACAATGTGTTTCAAAAACCATATTCTGCCATGATTCGTATCTTAAAAGATCAAAATTCTCAACTGTAAAGTCTGAAAGATTTTTTGTTTCTGCTGTATTTTTAATCAATAACACCGGAAAAGGTTTTGGATCGTTTTCAATCTGTTTGTTCACAAACTTGATATATTTAATATTTATCAAGGAATCTGAAAAGTAAAAAAACAGCTTTCTAGGTTTTACGTTTAACAAATAAGCTACACAAGAAGAAAATAAAGAGATATACGACAAATAAATAGGGAAATGTTTAAACATTTCCATCTGATTACAAGAAACTGAAGTGTCTAAGTATTTTTTTGACGTTGAAACAGATAATCTGATAAAAAATGGTATATAAAAAGGATTTAAGTTCACATTCCTCGACACATTCAATATTATATCATTATTGTTTATCAAATAAGATACGATTTCATTCAACTTGTCACAATCATCGCTTACGAATTTGATTTCATCTGATGAGCCGTAATTTTTAGATCCAGTAAACATTTTATCACATTTTAACCTAAATCCTAAAGTATCATTAGAAAATTCCATATTACCAATATCATCGCAAAACACTGAAGACACGTATTCTTTGAAATTAATCATTCTGGTCGTTATAATTGGAAATTCATCTGTTAATACGAATGATAAAGTTTGATTTTGTAATCGAAGGTATTCTATTCGTTCATTACCATCAGTCTCGAAGTACTTTTCATTCTTTTCAATTATGCTTTTTAATAAGTTTATATAATTTTCTTCTTGATGTTCAATTTTTGGATGATAAACAGATAATTCATAATCTGGTGTTTTTAATTCTATTTTGTTTTCTATGTTACTTTTTTTTAGTTCAGAATAAGGAAACCTATCATCACATTCATATCCATCAGTTTTAATTATACCTAACACTATCTTGTTACAATAACAAAGTAACTTTTTGTAACACTCTCTGAACATTCTACCCCCTCCAATAATCCAAACCTCATCATATTTTTTAGAATGTCCTCTGTTTTCTATTCCTGCTAAACATTGTAGTATGGATTTATAGACTACAATATCATTATGATCCTTTTGATCGTAAGATTCAGATATTATGAAATTTTGTCTGTTTGGTAATGGTTTACTCTCTAATATGTTTTCAAATGTTTTTCTTCCCATTACTACTGCATTGTTTTTGTTACTTCCAATCGTTTTATTACCAAACAAATCTCTCCACGACTTAAAATAAAAAGGAATTCTTCCATCTTTAGATAATCCGCCCTGATTATCTATCAAAGCTATAATATTGAATCTTGAGATTTTCATTTTTTAATCTGGAACCATTAAACAAAAAAAAAATATTTTAGACAGATTTACTTAAAAAATGTGTTTCGATTGATAATCATCTTTCTTTGAACGAAACTCTTTACCACCCTTAAATGATTTTACGTGATCAGGAGCCAATACATCTAGTTCATTAATTAAATTTTTAAGAATGTTTTTATCTAAGAAATCATCTATTATCTTTTTTTTACATGTTAATATACATGTATCGTCTTCATAAAGTAGAAAATTTTCTTCGTTTTCATATTCATCTGTTCTTATAACATCGTATTCTTTTGAATAAGTATCATAAATATCATTACTAATAACCATTTTTGTATGTTTATCTTTAAAGGTATTCATTTCATCTATAAAATCATCTAAACCTACACCTTTACAAAAACTAGCTCCTATAAAAAATAAATAGAACCCAGATTGTGTATACCTACGCGGGCTCCGGCAAGTATCCAGTTTAATCCTGTTTAATAACATTATATTTTCACCCAAATGATAATAATCAGTATATCCGATACGATAGTCATGTCTATATCTTATATCATCATTAAACTTGTAATACTTATCTTCAAATAACAGCCTTTTATTCTTTTTTTTACATTCTTTGAAATAGAATTTCAAGATTTTTTCAACTAATTCAGATTCTGGATGACAAAAGAAAAGAATACAATAAGATTGTGTCCAACCCATTTGAAACCTGAAAGGAATTCTGTGAATCTTTAGAGAGCGGAGCTCGGGTGCCCCTCGCTTTTAGCTCTTGTCCTTCCGGCAAGTATAAATAATTTATAATTGTCTTGAAAGTAAATTTTTATGTTAACCAAGTAAACCATGAGCATTCCTCTTCGATGTTTCACTTGTGGAAAAGTTATTGGAAATGTGTGGGAACCATATTTAATACTTCTTAAAAAATATACAGAAGGAGAAGCGTTAGATCTCTTAAATATAAAAAAATATTGTTGTCGAAGAATGGTGTTATCAAATGTTGATCAAACAGAAAAACTTTTGATGTTTGTCTCGCTAAGTAAAACGTGACAAAAATGAACTTCAAAAAAAAATTTACTTTTTACCAAAACTCGAACTTTTTATTCCTCAAACATAAACATGTCTGTAGAAGCTATGTCTCACAATACTGAAGATACTAGTGTGGATGATATTAATAATGAGTTACCAGGAATGAGAATCTCAAAGAATTCAAATACTAAACCTAAAGCTAAAGCATTAAATTTTGAAGAGGCTAAAGAAAACGCTAAAAATGAAAAAGGAGACATTACAGAAGTTGTTCTAGAAAAAAAGAAAAAAGAGAAAAAAAATATATCTGATGAGCTTTTAAAAACTATTAATGAAAAACTAGAAAAAGCTACTACTGCACAAGATTTTCTTCAAATTCTTGAAAATAAGGAATATGCTTCGTTTGATTTAGAAAAAAGAACTATAGCTGCACATAAGTGGATTACTGCTAAATGTAGTCCCAAAATGTTTCCATATGAATGCAAAAACAAAAATTCATACCTTCAATGTATGCACAGCATAACATTAATGTCTTTTAGATTCAGAAAGATTTGGAAAGATGATAAATTGGTAGAAACGGTTATAGATACTCCTAATTATTTGAAACAAAAGTGTATTGCTTGGGGTAAAGAAACTAATTTACCATTAGTAAAACAAAAGTTTATAAAAGATTTTGAGACACTTAAATATTCAGAATTGCAATACCCAGGAGACTTTGATGATTATGAAAACACTTATGTAGAAACTTTTTATGCCATAGAAGATGCATCAATTATTCTAGCTATGTGCGGAGTCGATATTAATCAACTAAAATTAGAATCAATTCAGATCGGAGATCAAGAACCGACTAAAATTACTAAATTAATCAGAACTGTACCTTCGATTTTGTAAAAACCTTTTTAGAAGTATTTTTTTTTTCCATTGTTTAAAATGTCAACACTTACAATTTCATCAGAACATGAAGATCTAATACCTGATGAAGGATACGATACGGGATCAGAAAGCTCGGTAGGAGTTATAAGTGAAGATATTGAATATGAAACACCTCAATTACCTAATATGAATCCCGATGGGTCTCAGAGTTTCAATGATAGTGAGATTTCTAACATAACAGAGCAATATGCTCTTTCTGAACCTTATATTAGTTCAGATTTATCACCATTAACACATAGTTTAGACATAGGAGACAATCATTCGGTCAATAAAATGGTAAACTTGTTTATCAATCAATGTTATCCAGGAGATAATATACCACCATTAGGTAAAAGAGATGTAGAAGAATTTGTTAGACTATACAATAAGTTTATTCCACAATTATATGACCAAATTACAACTTTGAAATATTTACAAAAATCATTATTAGATGTTGATACTTCTGAAGATAACTCTTTTGATTCTATCTCAAGTACCAAACTTGCATCGAATATACAAGAATTATTACAGGAACTAACATTTGAAAAACTAACTGCCGGAGTTTGTGCAGTTAGACAACCTAATGACGAATTTACTGGTGAATTAGAAGTTTATAGGTCACCAGAACAAGGAATCGCTAAGATGTCTTCAGAAGTTTTTGATAAGATAAAAAAGATTTATGAGAATCTCAACCTCAATCTTTCAAATATCACAACAAAAGCAACTAATGGAATTTTGAATATTCTACATCAAATAAATGTAGACAAAATAAATCCTTATTATGGACCTTTCCTACAACTAGTTGAAGATAAGACAAGAAGTATTGAATTGTTTATATTTCTCTACACTTTGAGCAAATTGACGAGAGGCGAAAAAAATGTTATGATACGTTCTATCGCGTCTGATGTGTCACCAGGAAGAGTTGGTAAAAATATTGCCATGATAAATTCGGTTATTCCTGGTGAACCACTTACAAGTACTGATCATACCAAACAATTAGAAGACAAATTAGCTGACATATTAAACAATCTTAACGATTCTACCATGAAAGAAGTAAAAAGAAATGTTCTAAAAGAATATAAAAAACTAGTAGAAGGTGATAATGTTGAAGGATATATACCATCTAATGTTCAAGTGTTGAAAGAAACTATAGATGAAATAGAACGAAAGCTTAAAAATGGTGAAGAAATATTAATAGATGACATAGTTATGAAAGTAAAAGCAGATTTAATAAACGATTTGAAAAAAAAGGTGTTTAATACTACTCAAAAAGAATTTCTTAAACTGTTAGATGATTATATCTCTAAACTTGATGTTGCCATAAGCTCGCAATCTGAAGAGAAATCAAAAGAGAACCAAAAAAAGAAAAACTTTGTAGAGATATTAAGAATGTTTGTAGAAAATTTGAAGAAAAACTATTCTATTCGTGATCAGAATGTTCCAATGAACGATCTTGCTCTGGAAATGTGTATCGATTTTATTCAAAGTCTGTCTACATCAATAAAAGATCAAAGAATAGAAACAGAAACAGGAAACTTTTCTTTTGAAATAGAAAGTTGTAAAACTTCAATGAAACAATGTGAAAACGAATTAGGGAAAGAAAAAGAAAGAGTCAAACAATTAGAAAAAGATCTTGATAATGTGAACAAATTACTCAGAGAATGTAAAAATGCATTGCCAGATCCATTAAAATCAAAACTAAGTGAATGTGAAAGTAAAGTTGAAGAAGATAAGAAAAAAATTGATCAACTGATTAAAGAGAAAGAAGAACTACTGAAACGACTAAAAAAAGAATTAGATCAAAACGTATTAGAAGAGGATGTTTATGAAAAACTAAATGAAAAAGAAGAACTTTTGAGAAATAGAATTGATGAAATAGAATTAATGAAAGAGAAAATAAGAAATCTTGAGGAAAGATTAAAAGAGAAGGACAATGTGGACGACGAATTGAATCGAATCAGACAGGAAGTGAAAGAAAAAGAAAAAGAAATAGAAACATTGAAAACTAAGTTAGAAGACAAAAACAATGATTTTCAAAAAGATGAACTACAACAAAGATTAAATGATCAAGAACAACAGTTGAAAGATAAAAATAAGGAACTCGAATATTTGAGAGAACAAACGAAACATTATGAAGGATACGATGACAGTTTGAACAAACTGAAAGAAGATATCAAAAAAAACAGCCAAATGATAGAAGAATATAGAGAAGAAATAAATAAACTCAGAAAACAGATAATTGAGAATGATGAGAAAAATAAGGACTTACAAGAAGAACTTGCAATGAAAGATCAACTAATAGAAAAATTACAATCTGGTAATCAGGATAAGGTGGCTGAAGTTTGTAGTACACGAAACTTGGATGATATACTATCTGAATTGAAAGCAACCGGAGAAAAAAGACTATCTGAAATGAAAAGAACTCTAGAAGCTCCAGAAAAAGAAATGGAAGAAAATAAAAAAGCATTAAGAGATGAAAATGATGATTCTACCAAATCTAAGATTAGTGAAATGATATCTAAACTTGGAGAAGAATTGAGAAAAAGGAATCAAGAGATAAGTGATCAAAAAAGGAATCATAAAGCAGAAATAGATAGAATAACCATAGAATTAGAAAATTATAAAAACTTATCTGGAGAAAAAGATTTATTGGAAGATAAAATAAGAGAACTGTCACGATTCAAAGAACAATGTTCACAAAAAAATAAAGGATTTTCAGATAAAATACATGAATTAGAAGCCGGTCTACAGCTTTGTGAAGTAAGAAATCAGGAAGAATTGAATCAAAAAAATAAACAAATCGAAGATCTTGAACAAAAGATCGAAGAGTTGAAAAAGAAACAAAAACCTATAGAACTGAAACCTATCGAAGACTTGTTAAACGCTAAAAAAAGTGAAACTAAAGAACTGTTGAAAAGTTTAAAAGATCAAGTAAAAGAGATAACGAAAAAAATCAATGAAGATAAAGGTTTAATACCTATAAGAGCATATTTAGCATCAAAAAAGAAAGAAAGTATAAACTTTAAAAAGTATTCTCCAGATGTAGAAAGAGATTTTGACAGATTTCGACTAGAAAATCCATCAATGGTTAAAGAATATGAGTTACTAAAAAATGAAGGTGATGGTAGAAAATGGAGAAGAGACGAAATAAGTCAAGATGATTTTGACGATTTCAAATCTGATATCAGCCACATCTTACCTGATGATAACCTATGGATTCGAGAATTGTACTATAATTTGAAAGGAATCGGTAAAATGTATTTGTTTATAAAACCTGTTAATCCTAAGAATGAAGATCCTAATAGAAACGTAGTTGAATTAGATGATGATAGGAAAAAGGTTAGGATAATACCATATTCAGATCCAAATAAAGCTAACATACCATTTTGTAGCAACAGTTTTGAAGGGATTTTTGTTGGAGAAGACGAGACTGGAAAAATTTATAAAAATGAGATTTCAGATATGGTAAACCTGATAAAAAATGGAACTAACATCCTTTTGTTAGCTTATGGACAAACGGGATCAGGTAAAACATTTCGGCTTTTAGGTGATATGAATGATTCGAGTAAAAAAGGTATTTTAGGATGTTTTATGGATGACATTAATACGAATGAAAACATTTATGGGAACTATAAAATTAGTATAATACAAAGCTATGAAAAGAAAATATGTGATATCATCGGAGCTGATCCAATAGTTAAAAAAACTGACAAAAATACAAAATTCAATTATCGAGGGTTTGATTATAATACAATAAATCGTCCAGAAAATTCGATAAAAAAGATTGATAAGAATAATTTCAAAGAAAAGTATCTCAAAGCTGAATTGACTGGTTCGAATATCTTAAAATATTTAACAGATAGAAGAATGGCAAGAACTACTCCTTGGAATCCAGATTCTAGTCGAAGTCATGCTTTTATTATTTTTTCTTTTAACGTAAATGGTAAATCTTCTAATGTTGTATTCGGTGATTTAGGTGGTAATGAAACGTGGAACACTTATATAATGCCAGGAGTAGATAAGACCACACAAATATGTGTTGAAGCTGCAACAATTGTTCAAAATCTAACTGCATTGGTTCAAGATTATATTCCAAGGCACATTGGTAAAACACCAAAACAAAATGATGAAAAGACAGGATTCATGGCTATTATAAATACTTTCCTATCTTTCAAACCAACACCGGTAATAGATATATTTGTAGAAGGACATAACAATAAAACTAAAGCTAAACTAATGTTCTTTTTCAATGTTAGAGGATATTATTACTCCAAAGACGAAGAAAAGAACAAAATTATATATGAAACGAGTAAAGGTACAATAAAGTTCTTTGACGAAATAAAAACTTGAAAATGAAAACATTTTAAAAGTTTCCTAATTAAAAATAAAACAATGTCTACTGGAGGTGTGAGTTCCCAAGTCACGTTTATTGATCTTTCTACTTATGCAGAACTTGAAGCGTTCATATACGGCGGTCCTTATGCAACAACTTGGTTTGTCGGAACTGTTCAAAAATCTAATTGGTTCTCATTGGTTCCAATTTCTATTCGTCAAACGCAACAACCAGACTTTGGAAGTAAAAACGTTTCAGCTACCATTAACAGAAACGGAGATTATGTGCTTAAACTATGGTTTCGAGTTCAAATCCCACAAGTTCAAATTGCTAACGATCCTGATATCTATCCCGATGCTACTGTACGATGGACAAGTAAACTTGGTCACAACATATTTAGTCGAGTTTACCTAACACATAACGAACTAACTGCACAAGAATTCTATTCTAACTGGTTTGATTTCAATTATCAGTTTAAGATTCCATCTTCTCAAAGAATTGGATATCGAAATATGATAGGAGACATTGGAAAAATGACTTTACCAGTTGGAGTTAATGTTCCACTAGGAACAGGTGGATATCTAAACATTCCTTTTCCACTGTGGTTTAGTGTTGATTCTGGACGTGCTCTACCGATTGCAGCTCTTCCATTTAATGATACCAAAATCAATTATGAATTTAGAGGATGGAAAAGTCTTTTGATCGTGTATCCCGGAACCAGTGGTGGTTTGGGTACCAGACCAGCTACGGTTAATGATATTCACGTTTGTGGAGACCCATCACAAAAACCGTACATGAATAATCCAGAAACTTATGCTTTATATGCTGTTGTACATAACGATGAACGAGTTAAAATGGGAGATGCTCCTCGTGATATTCTTATCCATCAGATCCAACAGATTCAAGTTGTTCCATTTATTGGAGTTGCAAACAATCTATTACAATCTTTTGATATTAGGTTATCTCATTCTATTGTTGGTCTATACTTTGCAGCAAGAAACAACACAATACAAAACTTAAACACTTCATCAGGTAACGAGCATTCAAACTATACTACGGAACCATATGGAGAAGGTCAAGATCCTATTGGAGATACTAAACTATTATATGAAAGTACCATTCGATTGTCAATGGGAGCTGATTATTTCTCATATGTAGTTCCATTTCATTCTTCTAAATGCATTCCAGATGAAACTGGATATCATTTGTGGTCATATGCTCTCGATTCTTGTAGTCTAAACCCATGCGGATCTACTAACTTCTCTAAACTAGCTAATGTTACTATAACATATCAACCATCACCAGCAGCAGTTGAAGCAGCTAACCTAGCTGCACCAGTTGATAAAGCAGGAGACCCATTGGTCTGGCCAAACCAAGCCGGAGTTCCAGTTCCAATGCCTCAATCATTTGAACACATTTTGATTGCTCCGAACCATAACATTGGAAGAGTTGCTAACGGAAGTTTTGGTTTCCCAACTCTTTAAAATTTATTTTTGTTTCATTTAAGTTTACTCGTTTCATAATGGGATATAAAATTCCTAACTTAAACGACGATTCTCTTATACAAATCTTTCAATATGTTGATTATGACACGTTTATTAACCTAAGATTGGTAAGCAAACGTTTTAAACGAATCATAAACAGTTTCAAAAAAAAACCAACAATTAAATGTAAACTTATATCAATTTGGAGTTGGATAGAAAATTTGAAAATTGTTATTTATCCATTAGGGTCTGTACGTTTACAACCTGTGAACCTTAATAATTTCAAAGCCTCCAAACTGAATATTTTAGATCCACAAGTTGTTCAGATTCTTGTAAACAACATAACAAATGAACAAATGAGTAAAAACAGTTTTGATCAAATACTTTCAAACTATAAAAATTTGGAAAAAATCATCATCACTAATATTATTTACAATATTGAAATAAATTTTAACAAAATTGATAATGATGTTTTACATATTCTAGCAACTAGGTTTTCTTGTCCACATTCTGTGATGTTATACCTTATAAAGGAAAAAAACATACTTGCCAGAGGGTGTATACAGAACGTCTTGCTCGGGACTCTTCCGGTAAGTATGCTTGCAAGAAATCTGTTGGGAAGTATTTTAAAATCTTGTATAGCATATTCACAATATGCGCCGATAGAATTGATCAAGCTCATACTTCTTGAAACGGATATAAACTTTGGAATGGAAATATTAGATGAATTCGGAATTGACAAAACAGGTTTTCAATATGTTTTAGAAAATAAATTGTCATTTGAATTGGTTAAACTATTTGTTGAATATAAAGCTGATATATCATTTTTAGATCTTTATCCAAAAGGAAGAATTAAATACAAAAATAAAACCAAACAAGAGATAATTGATACAATAGTTGAAAATGGTCCATTAGAGTTTAATCCTTACAAATACGCTTCATACTTGTTTTGTTTGTTTTAATACCAATTGTTTGATAAAAAAATTTATTAATTCGAATATCTTTATCAAAGAATTCCAAAATGAGTCAAGTCTGTGATTATACCAAACCTTTTGTCAAAGGAGATTGGAATATCAGTGAACCAATTGAAAGTACTAATCCTTCTTACACATCTATCTGTTTATATATCAAATATAAAGGACAACGAGAGTTTATTATCAAATTGCCTAAAGTTTTTGCGTATGGATTTCAAAAAGAAGAAGGATCAATAAGAGACTATGCGTTTACATATCTATTAGACGAGGTAGTTGATCCAGAAAAAAAAGTCCCATTAGATACCTTTTTTAACAGTTTAGATGCTTATGCTTCTGAAAAAATTGTAGAGTATGCGACAAAAGCAATCAAACAATATGAAAACAAAGAAAAAAATATCACATTATCATTGAGTTTAGCAAAAGATCTTTTAGATCCTACTAAACGTAAACCGATTTTTACTTATTCTACTGAAAAAGAACCAGGAGCGTCGTCAAAAAGACATTATATTAAATATGATCCCCAAAATATTAAAAAAAATAGGACTAAAGTACAATTTAGAGATAACTTTGGTAAAACTATAACGTTTGAAGATGTTAGTTGTATTACTAGTAATGTTGGATCAAATGGTCCTAAAAAAGGATGGTACGAGTTGAATGTAACACTCCCTTTCATATTTTTAGGAAACAGACCTAAAGAGGATTATAAATCTGGATTTAATGTGAGTTTAGTACATCTAAAATTCGAAATGAAGCCAGAAGATTCTGCAGATGATCATTTTAAGTATGATAAACCTGTGTCTCAAAAAGAAGATCATCCAGCTGAAACGGCTGAAACAGCTGAAACAGCTGAACCAGCTGAACCAGCTGAATTTATTGATGAAATCATTGAATAACAAGTTTACTAAATATTTGGAGTATACAATTTTAAGACAAAAAAAATATTTTTTTCCTCTTAAAATTGTTATCTTGTTTTCATTCAATGTTTGTTTCGTATGTGTTTATTCAATATAGTTACTCGTGTAAAAATTTTTTTACAATTTTCTATTTTACATGGATATCGTTTTTGATAATGGATGCTATTTATATGGAGATATAAAGATGTTTTATGAGAAAAAATTCTTTCGCATAATTTGCATTCATGTTTTCTTAAACACCTTATTTGATGAATAATTAGTAAATCAGAATTTTTATAACTCCCTTTACATTTTTCACATTTGAATTGTCTAGAATGGTTTTCTATATGTTTTAAAAGAGTTTTTTCTGTTTTACATTTATTGTTACATATATTACATTCGAACGAATATGTTGAATGTTTTATCCTTTTATGTGCATACAAACTTTTATATCTATGAAACACTTTTTCACATTCATCACATTTATGGATAACATGGTTCCTATACACATGTCGTTTAAATTTATTGGCGTTTTTGAATCTCTCATCACATTCTTCACATATATATTTATTTAGGATTGAATCCATTTAGCATTGAACCTCAGAGACTCCCTGAGCTTCGCTTTTCTTTTTAGAATCCAAAGATTCACATTTAAATGAATGGATATGATAGTACAAACTCCTTCTACATTTATAAATTTTTTTACATTTTTTACATTGAAATCTCTTTATACAATCATTTTCATGAATAATTAGTAAATCAGATGTTTCAAAACTTTTTTCACATAGTTTGCATCTATGTTCTCCATTATGATCATTCATGTGAATTATTAATCTCGATCTTATGATAAACGTTTTGGGACATTTAACACATTTTAACAAATTTTTTAAATGGGCAGTTTTTTTATGTGATGATAAACTAGTAATTTTATGATACACTTTTTCACATTCATTACATTTACGGATAACATGGTTTCTCCTTTTATGTTTTTTTAAAGCTGCTATGTTATCAAATCTCTTGTCACATTCTATACAAATGTTATCCATTTTGGTTACAATTCGACAAGTTTGAAAAGCTTTGTGTACGAAAATAAATTTTGTGATCATATCAAGCTTTAAAATGAATTTTCATATGACGAATCAATCTTGATTTATAACAACAATTTCTATTACAAATATCACAAATGAATTTATATCTTTGATTGTTTGTCAAATGCTTATCTAATGTCTTTTTATATGTAAATTTAGAATTGCAATCACTACATTTATAAGATGTTTCAGTTTTTTTTGGTAATTTGGTGATTCTAACTCTAAACGAATTATCCGTTTCATCTGATAAAAAGATTACTTGTGATGCCCTCCCATCTTTCTTTTCATAATATTTAGGAGACTCCATATGATCAATTTTTAGTTTAGGACCACTAAGTTTTTTAAGGTAAGGACATTCTAAACAAGAAGGCACTTTTTCATAAACAAAAGTTTGTGTAGTCGAATATTTATGTGTTTCCATATGAATCTCTATCAACTTTTCACTTTTAAAAGTCTTTCCACATTCTTTACAGATTTTTTTGTTCGTCATATCTATGGCAAACATTTTGAGAACATTCTTCCGATTTAATCATTTTAAAAATAAATTTTAGTATTTCTTTTCAATGTGAAGAATGATGTTCTTTTGATATGAATGCTAAATGTGAGCTTACAAAACTGTCTGAACATGGTAAAACATTGGTATGGACCATTGAAATAGTAGATGAGAGTTATATAATTACAAAATCTTTTCATGAAGGATCTGATAAAATAAAAGTATCGGATCCTCTTTATGTTGAACAAAAAAATGTAGGTAAAAAAAATGAAACATCAATTCTTGAACAATGTTTAAAAGAGATGCATTCTAAGATTCAGAGCAAAATGAACAAAGATGGATATCAAATAGTCAAAACGGTTAACTATGTTCACTCAGTAGAAAATGATATAGAGGAACAGAACGTTCTTGTTTATAATTTAAGAAAGATATTTAAAACAATGTCATTCAATTTGTTCCAATTTGATGTTAATATTGTTACCAAATGGTTAAAAAATACTTCTGCATATCAACAACCTAAACTTGATGGAATAAGATGTGTTGCAATTTTTATCGATGATGAATGGAAGTTTTATTCTAAAAAATATAATGAAATAAAATTTTTCGACAACATAAAGAATGTCATAAAGGATAATTTAGACAAAAAATTGATATATGATGGTGAACTAATTCATGAAGATGGATTCCAAATAACAACTAAGGTTGCAAATGTTAATAGAAAAGAAGAACCATCAGAAGAAGAACAAGAAAAAATTTCTTACAACATTTTTGATATTATTGATTACTATTTGTTACAAGATGAAAGATTTGAAATGTTAGAATCTCTTAAGTTTGAATCAAAATATGTTAAGTTTGTAAAAAATGTAGAAGTATTTACGTGGGACGATATTGAAAAATGTTACAATGAACATATAAAAATAGGTTATGAAGGCAGTATATTAAGAAGAAGAAACTCTAAATATGTTGGAAAAAGAACTAATGAATGTTTAAAGATCAAAACTTTTGATACTTTAGAAGTTATAGTTGTCGATTTTAAAGATGGTAAAGGATCAGATGTCGGAAAAGTGACTTGGGTATGTCAATATAAAGGGAAATTATTTCTATGTGTTCCAAAAGTTTCAGATGAAGAACGAGAAAGATATTTTAAGAACGGACAACAATATATAGGAAAAAAATTAACAATCAAGTGTCAAGGGTTTACTGATGAAAACATTCCGAGACAACCAATCGGGTTATCATTTAGGAATTATGAATGATCGTATTGTCTATTTATACATATTCGCTAACAGATTAGGATATTCTAGTCCTATTAAAACTAACAATTCATCGCTTTTCAAAATTCTTTTTAGTAATATCGTTTCTATCATTGGTTCAGTTTGAAAACTTATATCTGCTGATGATGTTATAGGTTTTATGATACGTTTCACTTCCGCTATTGCTTTCTTAAAAAGAACTTCAGATGGATTCGATATATGATAATATAAAAATCTTTTTTTATATTTTGTTGATAAAGAGTTTGTAACAACAAATATTGCATGAAATGGAATTTTGTATTGAATAGCTGTTGATACATAAACTATCCAAAATATTTCATTTGAATTTTTTTCCATTTCTTTTTGAAATGTAGATCTTACAAAAATTCTTTCATTTGTTTCAATGTTTTCCAATATTGTATATGAACATTTTATATTTGAAATTCTTGCTTCACCACTTTTTAATGATTTGAATACGAAAGTAGAATATCTTTTTTTTATCATTTTTGTTATCCATCCAACATCTAATTGTTTCAAATCTTTTTGAGGAGAAGCTATAAATTCAACAATACTAAATGTTTGTAGTCTATCTGTATCAGATAATGATATCCTACCGAGAGTCTCATTCCATATAAATAAATCGCTATTAGGCTGATAGATCGTTAATCCTATTCCTTTGACGAAAGGTATTTCATCTTCTATCTCTATATCTAAGATATCTTTTTCCAATTTAGTAGAATGATACAAAAATATTCCTTCCCAAGCACAATCGTATATTTTTTTCTTTAACAATTTGTATTGGATTTCTATACGATCTCCTATTTTTACGTTTGGATGAGGTAAAATAAAAACTCGTTCCAATCTTAAAGACCATCCTATCAGATAATCTATTGTCTTTTCTATTACAATGACATCAATCATTGTTTCCATATTGAATCATTCAATAGAAAAATAAATTTTAAACTATTTCCCAATTGTTTATTTTACATATTTCTTTCCATTTCTCTTCATGTTCTTCTAACTTGTTCTCAGTCTTTAACATACAAAAATCAGTTATGTCGCAATCAAACTTACACAATTTTAACAGTTTAAAGAGTTTAAAATGAACATTTAGTGAGTTTATTCTAAAAGGATCTTTTATCGATATGTATGCGAATTCTAATAAATCATGAAGTTCAATAAGTTTTGGTATATGTTCTTTTAAAGATATAGGAGGATCTCCTTTCAATAATAAAACAATAGATCTAACTTCTTCATAATATTTACTAAGTTTCCAATCTTTTAATATTTTTATGATATGACAGTTTTGAAGATTTTTTATCTGTATTTGTTTTTTTCCTAATTCAACTTTTATTCTTTCTAATATTTTTTTTTCTACAGAACAATTACCCCCTTCAAATTTATTTATAGCTTTTAATAGGTTTGTTTTCAATGTATACGACGATCTACAAGAATTTATTGATTCTATATCCTTTATTCCTAATATTCTGTTGTCGTATATAAAACCACAATCTTCACATGATATTTCATTATTTTCTTTGTTCTCTATCATTTTATACGAACTACACTCGCTACATATCAATTTTTGTTTTTGATGTATCGATATTGTTGGAACATATTCTCTAGCTATTGAAATGTAGTCTATCAATTTGTTTAAATCTACTTTTATTTTGTTTTCTTCTTTAAACAGATCTACAACGTTTATTGATTTCTTTTTGAACACTTTCAAAAAATCAATAGTTCTAACTACATAATATAACAAATTCAACTGTTCGATTATCGAATCGTCTTTTTTAGATTTAATTTCATTGTTCAGATTATATCTGATCATATCATCTATTTCAGTTATTTTATTTTTATCAATATATCCATTTTTATCGATACACACATTCGATGAGAAACGTTTTAAGTTTTTTTGTATCTCATTTTTCATTTCTTGTATAGACTTTTATATATCGATCATATATTTTTTTCATATATATAGCGTATTCGTATATGATTTTTCTATTCTTATCCGATATCTTCTCATTGATGTTTTTAGTAAGCTCAGAAACAGTTTCCTTTGATATATTGTTTTCAACACTACATTTAATTATGTTTTCTATCAATTCATCAGAATTTTGTAATTCTATGTTTACATTCGACAAAAATGGAGAAAGTTGTGTTACTAGCTTTTTTTCCGGAAGATCTTCTAACATCTTTCTCATAATAAGTATCGTTGTACGTTCTGAAAATGTCAAATCTGTTAATGAATTTAATAAATCATTAACTAGTAGAACAACCTGTTCTTTCAATAAAGCACTAAAAATTTCAGTATAATCTTGTTTATCGGTTTCCATTTATATATCAGTTTTTCTTTAAAGTTTAAAATTTTCTTTTCAACACAGGAAATCACTATTATTAAAGTTCAAAATGGTCGACTCTATTGAATACTTAAACTATAAAGTGGTATCAATTAAAGGTCCATGGACAGTCTTTCAATTGTATAAGGTTTTTGTTCAATTTGGAAAAATCGAATACATATATAATTTAGACAACATTACATTTTTAGAGTTTGAGAATAGCGAGATCGTTAATAATGTTATAAAAGATTATATCTTCTTTGATAACTCATTATATATAACCATTTTAGACGATATTTACAATATTAATGTTATTTATGCGAATAATATTGTTAGAAGACCATTTGAATCTATTTATGAAACAAATGTCTTAGTAATAGAGATTAAAAACAAAAAAAGAAAAATCTCATTCCCACTCATTTGTAGCATATTTGATGGAAAAAATACTATTCTAAAGATGAAATACGTTAGAAATGAAGACAAATATTTTATTGAATATAAAACAATTGAAGATGCTGTATTCATTAAAAACACCAACAATTATAAAGAATTTCCAGAATATTCATTTGATGTGATTATAAACTATTCTAACATAAAAACCTTAACAATAGAAAAATCAGATAACATAACAGAATTAGATAGAACTGATCATAAGATAATAAAGAAAGAACTACCATTCTTAACAATATCAAACTTAGATGAAACAGTAACACCAGACCATTTGATTAATCTTTTATGTATTTATGACAATGTTTTAAAAGTTCAAATATATAAATCTGACTCGTATATTCATTCAAATATAGAAGTTGAAACTTTAGAAGGGTGTGACAAAATAATAGAATATCTAGATGGAATGAAATTGAAAGGAAAATATATGGTCATTTACAAATCTGGTGAAAAATATATTTCACAACGTTCTAATAAGAACTTTCGATTATGTACTATAAAAAGGTTTATAACTTTCAAATCTGAATTCATTTTCAAAAAGATTGAACCGACTAATAGAGTTAAAATATTTAAAATAGGAAACCAGATTACAGAATACGATCTTATTAACATGTTAAAAGACTTTACACATAAAACAGTTATAAATGAAGTATCATTCTATAAAAGAGATAATTTCTATAAAAGTGGAATATTAACATTTAATGACATAAATGATGCAATCGAGTTTATCATAAAATATAACAATGTTACTATTCACTTGGATGAAACATTATATTCTACTAATTCGGTTAAATTTATGTTAACATTCTATTCTTGTATTGAAACCTAAAGGACCCGAGGGGCACCCGAACGAGACGTTTGCTCTTCGCTCTTCATATAGAAAAAAATTTATAAAGTGACGACAACTATTAAATTAGTTTTAAAATGGATCCGAATGAGGAACCTGAAAATTTGATGTCAAAGGATGGAAGGCTTTATAATCTTAAAATCAACAAATCGGGGCACAAATATATTTTGGCCCACGATGATTCTCATACTACAAGATTAGTGTTAATAATGAACAGAACATTCAAAAATACTTCATTACAAAAAAGAAATGTTGATGTTGATACTTTTAACCTTTTAAAGTTAGCTTGTGAATTAGATTACGAAATAATGGGTCCATATAAGAATCCAAATGATAAGTTTAATACTCAACTTTCAGATCAAGAAATAAGAAACATTTTATATCTAACAACAGAAATGTATAATACCTATGGAATTGGATACAAAAGTATTTCTGAACATATGAGATGTTTAGAAGACAATGTTTACACTATTTCGATTTTAGAATTTAATGTTTTGTTGAAAGAGTTGAAAAGAAAAACTGAAAACATTATTTTTTCGATATCAAATAAAGAAACCGTAGACCGAATCAAACTTATCAATGAATTGATTTTGGAATATTCTACATTATCTATGTATAAAGAAACAAATAAGATTGATATTTACAATTTTCTTAAAAGAATGACAAACATTCTAAGAATAGATTCTCAATACGATAAAAAAGAAACAAAACAATTATTGAACAAAGCAAACGAATGCAAAGATTGTCATATCATTGTTTATATGTCATCATATGGAGAAAATGGAAAGTTTTACTCTTCTGATGCTAGCTTTAAAATAAATCCTTTTGTTATAGATTGTTTAATAGTTTTTGCATGTTTTATCTCTCTATTCGCATATTTAGGATACTTATTAGTTTTTTTATTAATTATCATGTTTTGGTGGATAACAAAGCGTACTTATATTTTTGATAGAGAAATGTTTGAAGGACTAAAAACGAAAAATAGAACAATCATACTAGATCATCAAACATACAACGAATCTCAAAACAAATCCTTTTTAATAAAAAAAACGAATAATGGTATAAATGTTTCTTTATATCTATCCGAAGGTGATAAACATTTAGGTAGTGATTTTGTGAACAAATTGATATTTGAAATATCTAGAAGCGAATCAAAAGATATCAATAAATGTATCCTGAAAATAGATGAACTGAACTAAAAAAAAATATACTTGTCGGAGGTTATCCGAGAGCAAAGCTCTCTGCGTAGCTATAATTTAATGCTTTAAGATGAAATACCAAAAATGTTGTATACTTGTACTTTATGAAAATTATTTTTTTTGATCTAGATCTGAAAAAGTAGGATAAACAAATATATCTCGTTCATCACTTCCATATTCATTCGATACTTTACAATAATAAATACCTCTATCATCGAATGACAACCTTTTTATGAGAAGATCTCCATTTTTTAGTATACTGAACCTTTTTTCATCTGTAATCGGTTCTCCGTTTTTTCTCCATTCTATTTCTACATCACATTCGTTTATAGTACAAGTATGTCTACATACCAATTGAATATCATCATGTTCTTTATGAATTCTATTACTCGACCACATATAAATCATCGGATCATTGTTATTGAAAAGATTGATTCGGTTATTGATAATTATTGTTGTGTTTGAAACCTTTTTTTTTGTATCTGTATAAGCTACACATGATAAAGTGTTTTCCTGTTGAAAGACTGAATCTGGATCAATTATTTCTCTTAGTCTTATTTTAGATACAATTGCTCCAAACTTGATAGAATGATTTTTTTTGTATTTTTTCTCATGCGATAACCCTCCACCATAACTTCCTCGAACTACTTCTTTTCCATTATAAAACCATTTTATAAGAGGTATAGGATCATCAAATGCTTCACAAGACAAAGTTAAATCAGTATCCTTAACATAAACTTCACTCGGAGGAGTGTGATCAAAGGTTATGCAACTTGTTTTCACAAAGATAAAAAGTCCAATAAAGAATGACAGAATCATTTTTTTAAGACTACTGATTTTTTCATTCTTTGTTGAAAACCAAAAATAAATTATTTCGTGTCTTAAGATAATTCAAATACTTTTAAATTAGTTCTAATTGACTTTGTTAAACGCGCCATATTACTGGAGAATTTGAAAAAAAATTGCAGAGAGCGAAGCGGAACCCGTGAAACTTTTCAAGTTTCACGTTTACAATCTTATATTTTTTAACATTTCAGATCTAGTCTTTTTATTCTCTTTATAACAACATTTATCACAATAATTTATAGATTTAGGTAAAGATGGTCCAGACTGAAGGTTAGTTCTAACATTGAATCCCGAAGGGATTCTTTTAACTCCATGTCCATCAATATGTACTTCTATATATTTTTCGTCGCTTTTATCTGAACAAAAACAACATTTTTTAAAGATACACGTATCACAATTACAAATCATGTTTATAAACTCATTGTAAGTAATGTAAATTAAATTTTTAAATGATTCGTTTTACTCCATCATCTGACTCAAAGAATCAAAAGTTTCTCTTGAGGATAAAGTTTGAGTAAGTTTCGTATGATAGTCGTCCATTTCAATTTCAAATACTAAGTTTGGTAAATCAAAAAATGTTTTTTTTGAAATATCTTTTGGACACATAACAACTAAACAATTATCATCTTTTTTAAATTCTATTAACATATGTTTAACAACATCTTTATCAATTTTAGAACAGGTATCTTTACCATCTGTTATTATCAATAATACATTTTTAGTAATATTATTACTACTTGTTAAAATATAATAAATAGAATCGTATATAGAAGTAGATCCTAAATCACATTTCCATTTTTCATTTGGTATGTTCTCATCATAATCTTTTAGTTTGAATTCTAATGGATTGTCAAATAACTCTGTACCAAAATAATAAAATTCAACTTTGTATTCTCCACAATTTGTTGCCAATTTACCCAAAAGCTTTTTTAGTTCTTCAATAGCATTATCTGGCATAGATTCCATAGATTCAGACGCATCAGCTAAAATAATTAGTTTAGACATTTCGAGATTTAAATGAATTTAAAAAAAAAATTGGAATAAAAATTTTTTTTTGAGAGTCTTCATTACAATTAAAAATGACAGAAATCAGAGATAGAATAAAAACCAAAATCAATCTTATTCAAATAGATAATCAAAAGATTTTTGATTTAAAATACGAAATCGGTCTATATTTTACGTGTTTCAACGATGAATACGATTATGATACTGTAAAATTGTATAATGCGTTAGCTAATGTACTAATAAAAGTGTCCAAATGTTTAAAGGATGACTCTTTTAAACAAGACGCTTTGGAATGTTTTGATGAAGCTATAAGACTAAATGATAGCAAAAACCCTATTTATCTAGTTGAAAGAGGTAAATTACATATAGAAATGGGTAATAAAGATTTGGCTATTGTAGATGTTAACACTATAAATGAACTACCTGAAGATTGGAAAACTGATAGTATAAATGGAACATATGTTAAACTCGCATTAGAATCTATTATCAAATCCTGTACTTAAAATTTAGTTTTCACACCATCTTTTTTTTTGTATAGAACATCAGAATGGGTTCATACTTTACCAAACAAAACAATACAAACGAAAATTATGGGTTGAAAAGGAAACAATCTCCATTTGTAATCGATATACTTCAAAATATATTAAACAAGATCAACAAATGTGAAAATTTTGACGAAGATGATTTTAAAAACTGCACATTCATACACATTGTAACTTATATATATTCAAACTATGAAAACGACAGATTTAGAATAGCATGTCAAGATTTTGGATATACTAAAGATGAAATTGACAAATTTAAGATGAGGGGGACTCTTTATCATCCACCAAAACCAGCATCACAAAATAGTAATGATATAACAGTAAAATTAATTATCGATGACATTCTAGATCGATAAACATTTTGGTTCACTTGTTTCACTTTCATAAAATTTAATTTTTTTTCTTTAAATCTGATTATTAGTTGTCAAAATGTCTAAAGATTGTTTTTCAAAACCTTTTGTCCTTCAAGAAAAGGAAGTGCTTAAATTTTGGAAGAATATCAAAGCATTTGAAACTTCAAATATATTATCCACAGGTAAACCCGAATTTATTTTTTACGATGGACCACCATTTGCTACTGGTTTACCTCATTATGGTCACATACTTACTGGAACTATAAAAGATATAATAACAAGATATTTTTATCAATCTGGATATTCTGTTTCGAGACGATTTGGATGGGATTGTCATGGATTACCTATTGAATTTGAAATTGATAAAAAACTGAACATAAATAGACCAGATCAGATTCGTAAGTTTGGAATTGATAAATATAACAATGAATGTAGAAAAATAGTAACTAGATATACTGAAGAATGGGAAGCGATAATAGATAGAACAGGAAGATGGGTAGACTTCAAAAACGATTATAAAACTATGGATCTTAACTATATGGAGTCAGTTTGGTTCGTTTTTAAAGAATTGTTCAATAAAGGGTTAGTTTATCAAGGAGTTAAAGTAATGCCTTATTCTACAAGATGTGGAACACCTTTATCAAACTTTGAAGCATCTTCAAACTTTAAAATGGTTAATGATCCAGAAATAATTGTAACATTTAAACGTTATTGTTCAGAAGATTTGTTCTTAGTTTATACAACAACACCTTGGACTCTCATATCAAACTTAGCTCTTTGTGTAAACCCTATTGAAAGTTATATTAAGATCTTCGTTCACAAAGATAAAAAGTTATACATATTGATGGAAAAAAGATTACCTTCTTTTAAACTAAAGAGGACGAGTATGTAAAGATGACTAGATATACCGGAATTGATTTAGTTGGAGAACGATATGAACCATTATTTTCCTTTTTTAAGGAAAGATGTAAAACTGCTTTCAAAATAGTAGCTGATCAATATGTAACAACAGATGTTGGAACAGGAATAGTACATCTAGCCCCATATTTCGGTGAAGATGATTACAGAATATGTTTAAGAGATGAAATCGTTTTAAAAAACGATGATCCAGTTTGTCCGATAGATGATAGTGGATTTTTTGTTTCTGAAATCGAACAATTTGATGGACTTTACGTGAAAGATGCAGACAAAGTTATAACAAAACATTTGAAAACAATTGGTAGATTGTATTATCAAGGAACGATAAATCATTCTTATCCATATTGTTGGAGAAGTGATACTCCTTTAATCTATAAAGCAGTTTCATCTTGGTTCATTAAAGTTGAAGATAGCGGACAAAAAAACCCAACTTCGCCTAACTTTCAGTCTGACGTCTGTACGCCGCCTAAAGATAGAATATTGAAAAACAATGAACTCGTTAATTGGGTACCTGATAATATTAAAACTGGAAGATTTAACAATTGGTTACGAGAAGCTAAAGATTGGGCAGTCAGTCGTAACAGATTTTGGGGAACACCTATTCCAATTTGGACCAATGGTGATTTTAGTGAAGTAATATGTGTTGGATCTGTAGAAGAATTAGAAAAATTATCTTCTGTTAGTTTAAAAAATATTCATCGTGAATTTATAGATGATATACTAATTCCATCTAATAAATGTCCCGGTACATTTCTTAACAGAGTGTCAGAAGTTTTTGATTGTTGGTTTGAATCTGGATGTATGCCTTATGTGAAGAGCGAAGCTCTTCTAAAAAGAAGAGCGAAGAGTTTCAATGTTCAATCTGAGGAAAACAGATTCCCGGCACATTTTGTAGCAGAAGGAATCGATCAAACTAGAGGATGGTTTTATACCTTATCAGTTATAAGCACATTATTGTTTGATAAACCTCCATTTAAAAACGTTATTGTTAACGGATTAGTTTTAGCCGAGGATGGTACTAAAATGAGTAAACTTAAGAAAAACTATCCTGATCCTATTGAAATTATTGATAAATACGGAGCAGATGCTTTAAGATTATATTTAATTGGGTTTCCTCTTGGAACAGATATCAAGTTTTCAGAAAGAGGAGTCAAAGATATACTTAAAGGTGTAATAATTCCATTACATAATGCTTTTTGTTTTTTCAAACTACAAATAGAAAGATTAAGATACGTCCAAGTTTATAAACTTGGACGTAAAGACGAGATGGATAAGTGGATTATATCAGAAGCTGAAACTCTTTATCAACTATTTAACAATGAACTACAAGCTTACAGATTATCAAATGTTCAGAAAGAACTTATAAAATTTGTTAATACGTTAACCAATTGGTACATTAGGATGAACAGAAAAAGATTGAAAGGTAAAACATCTGTAGAAGATTGTATATCTTCAATAGAAACTCTTAATTTTGTGTTATATAAAACTATTTTGATTATGGCTCCTTTTTGTCCATTCTTTACTGAATCCATTTGGAAAAACTTTTCTTGTCTATTAATTAGATCTCCTGAACCTTTTTATACAAATAAAGGCACAGAATGTTTTATGAGAAACTCTTTAGATTCAAAAAGACTAGTTTCTGTACATTTTACATTACTTCCACCAGTTGATGAATATCTTATTTATAAGGAATCATTTCATAAGAGATTCAATATTATGAGAGAGGTTATTGAAGCTGGTAGAGTTTTACGAGATCGTGAAAAAATTCCACTAAAACGTCCAGTAAAAGAGTTAATCGTAATTAATGAAAGTTCCGAATATTTGAATGAAGTAGTAGAAATGAAAAAATACATAGAAGAAGAGTTAAATGTTTACAAACTAACTGTTACTGGAAATAGAAAATCAAAGATTTTCAATGTGAAAGTTAAGATAGAATTGGATTTTTGTAAACTCGGAGCCAGTTTAAAAGAAGGCACGCAGAGAGCGAAGCAGAACCCTCGGAGTAAACTCCTCGTCGGAGTAAACCCTCCGGTAAGTCTACCAAAAGTTTGTGTAAAAAATGTTCAAACCACTTTAAAGAATCTAACAGAAGAAGAATTAGAAAATTATATGAAGAATGAAGAAATAGTTATACAATGTTCTTGTCAGAATGAACACAAACTTTGTAAAGATGATCTAAAAATTAGTTACATGATGAACGATTCTATTAAATACAGTTTCCACTTTTGTGATGGAACGATATTTTTATTGGATAAAGAGTTTGACGATGAGATGTTAAAAAAAGAAATATTAAGAACATTTATAAACAAGGTTCAAAGAGTAAGAAACGAATGCAACTTAGACGAATCAAAAAGGTGTAGGATAGAAGTATGTATAGTAGACGATCAATCAAACATTGCTGAACTATTAGAGTCAAAAATCTTTGACGAGGAGTTTACCCCGAGCAAAGCTTTTCAATGTGAAATAGATATTGTAACAGTATTTACTTCAACGAATCATACCTACGCAGGCTCCGGCAAGTATAAAACGTTTGATAAAGAGATAAAAATAAAAGATTCAAGAATTAATATTCGAGTAATATTGTGAAGAGTCTAAAATATAAAAATTTTTTTTATCGTTTTTGAATATATTAGGATGTGAATCTAAAGTTTTTCTGATGACTTTCTCATATTCTAGAAGTGATTATTCATTACTCTTCAACAATTGTAGTGTTTATGATTTTCCAGAAGCAAATATTGAAACCAAAAAAATAAGAATACTAAAGTTCACTGATTGTTACATTTGGGAAAGATATAATCTAATTTTTGAAGAAGTTAACAAAATCACTTTTGATAATTGTAAAATAGATTCTTTGTGTTATTTTGAAAAGTATAAAAAATTACAAACTATTGAAATTATAGATACATTATTTGTTAGAGATGTAATGGATTGTAATAAAGAGAAGAAAATATCTTTTCCTAAAAGAGTTGAAACCATTATTTTAGAAACTGATAAACGTTACAACTCTTATGATTCAGTTTTCAAATCATTATCAAAATGTAATATAAAGAACTTAAAACTAGTTGGAGTGTACAATCCAATATTACATTATATACCTGATAGTGTAGAATATTTATCTATAAATGATTGTAAGTTCGATAGTTTAGTGATTCTAAATTTCAAAATAAACGAGTTGAAAAAGAAAAAAGTAACAAATCTAAAAATAACGAATACTATTTTATATTCGAAAGACGATTATATATGTTGTTTATACAAACAAGAAATGTTTTTTAAAGCTATTCCATCAACAATAGAAATATTAGATCTTTCACACAATGAAAAGTTTATTGACTATAATAACATGTTTTTTCTATTAAATCGTATATTTAAGAACATTAAACAGGTTAAAATGTATTTTAATGATTTGGAACAAAATGTTGATCTAAATGTAGATTTCAAAAAAAATATTCTTCAGTATCATAACATAAACATTGAACAATTAAAGCTTAATACCTTTATAACTCAAGAAAATATTCAATTTTACTATGATATCGTCGTTTTGCCAAAACTATCTGGACCAACTTCAACAATGATTAAAAGATCTTTTAAACGAATATCTGGGTCTATTAGAAGAAAGTTATATGTACAAAAAGATTTTAGTTCATCTACGTTAAGAAAAAACTGTTTTGGAATAATCATAGAAAGTTGAAACTTATCATCATTTTTTTGATCTGTTTATCATATTATTTAGAATCTTTATCATTTTGTAGACCAAAAATGGATACCAGTCTAAACTAAAAAAATATGTCATTGCATTTTGTCTTGAACCAATAAAAAATTTAACAGCTATTCGTGCCTCAGCCCATGATCCGAACAACATTCCTGTTAATCTTTCAATTTGATCATTTGAAAGAGGTGGTATCGTTATCCTTTCATCGTCGATATATATTGTTCCTCCGTTTATTAAAGCATCGTAAGGGAAGTTTGATGGCAAACGATATTTAGCCTTTCTATATAACGTGCTATTACTCATTTATTATTAGTTATTTGTTTTTAGTCAGTAGATCCAAATCCATTATTTCCTCTTTTAGTCGATGTCAAACTGGATACGAGGTTAAGTTTTAATGCTGCATAAGGAACAACAATGATTTGTGCTATACTATCTCCTTTTGAGACTTTATACTTCTTTTTACCATTATTACACAAAATGACAATTATTTCACCTCTATAATCAGAATCTATAACTCCTCCAGCAACGTCTAAACCAAATTTCATTGTTAATCCTGATCTAGATTTTATTTGTCCATAGAATCCATTTGGAATTTCTAATATAACTCCAGTTTTAACTTGTTCACGACTTCCAGATTCAATTTCTACATCTTGAACAGATTTTAAATCATATCCAGCAGATCCAGAGGTTGCACGTCTAGGCTCAAAAGCATCTTCAGACATCATAAAATTCATATTTGAATCAATGTGAAAAGTTTTGCTTTTCTAACCTTTAGTCTGGGATTCAATTCGTTACAATGGGTCCCATATTGAATAAAAATTATTTTTTGAAACTTTTTACACTTAAATAGAATAATGCAGTAATATAGTATCCTTCATGATATTTAAACAAATACGATCTAGTTAGTTTATCAATTGATGAGTATTTCCTTTTTACATTTGATTGATCATATATAATCCATAAATCAATATGTTTGAAAATAGTGATATATTTGTCAGTAATAGGAGAAAACAATAATATGGCTTGTAATTGATAATCCATTAGATAATCGATTAGAAACTGAATTTCTTTAAGATCTTTTTTATCTTTTTCTCTTTCGGGATATGTGGTAATAGTAAAACATTTTTTTATCTTGTTCATCAAATCTGTGCTTATATGATTATATACCACTAAATACGGATAGTTATCAGATAATTTCTTAACCAAAATCTTGTTTTCATATTCAGATACTTTGGTAATATCTATAAAGTTTCTCGATGACATCAAATTGTTTTTGTCTATTATCAACTCTGGAAATATTTTATCAACCAATTTATCATATATTTGTGTGAATTCAAATCCTGATATATCAAGACTGTTTACTATTTGAATACAAATATTATCTTCTTTCAACAATATACTGTTTAACAGATTTATGTTTTTTAATCCGATTGTTTTAATATATTGGTATATATTTGAATAACAAAACATTGTAAAGATATTATCGATCAAGTTGGTATTCTTTTGTGGTTTTATAAAGTTGTCTATATTTAACCATTTTTTATACACTTCATATTCTTTTTCGTTATGTAAGTGCCATAGTTTTTCCTTAATATTCTTTTCAATTGTAGGTTTGTTGATATTAGAAAATGATAACGCAGAATACAAAAAGCATTTAAACTTGTTTATATTGTTCTCTTTTAGGTATTTTCTTTTTCTTTCTTCTTTCAAATCAGAGGGTTTTAGATAAAATATGAAACATGGATATGAAATTGGAATATATAATGAAAAGTTTTCATAAAAGTTCAAATGTTCATATAGTTCTTCGTTCAATGTTGTAACAATTAAAACATTTTTTAATCTTTTCTCTGTTTTTTCTATATCCTCAAAAATTATCTTAAACGAATAATTTACCATCAAATCGCTAAAATCATTAAACAATAATGATATAACATTACCTTCAATGTTTTGGTTTTGTCTATCTATAATAGATCCATCACCTATTAGTTCTTTACTTTTATATAAAACTGAAAATTTGAAATCATTGTTTTCTAATAAAGAAACACAACTAAACACATTTTTTGGTAAATTTGAATAAATCGTATCATTTTTTGTTATATTCTTTGTATTGAGAAAATATTCCAACAAACAATAAAATATGTCTAGGTTTACTTCATCAGATTTTATATTAGAAGTCAAAACAAAAGATTTATACTCCTTTTTAATTTTAGTACAATTAATGTCAGTTCTTGATTTATATTTTATTATCTCTTGATCCATATCTATTTTCATTTTATCTAATTGTTCTTTATCATTTGTGTATTTATTATATGTTTCTTCTTCAAAGTTGATCTCTTTATTCAGTTTAGAATATATTTGAACATCTTTAGATTCTTCAGTTGAAATGAAAGGTTCTGGTTTAAAAACATCTTCTAAATCAATATAGTCTAACGGATAATTGTCTTTATCTTTTTCATCATCTTCAATTATTGATTGTTTACCAATATTGTCATTAAATTCCTCTTCATCAAAATCTGCTTCTTTATCAACTATTTCATTGGTTTCTAACTCTTGTCTATGTAAATCTTCATCTTCTGACATCTCATCTTCAGATTCTATCGTAAAAACGTTTTTTAATTGTTTTTTGAATATAAAATGGTTCTGTTCCTTTTTTCTCAATTCGATGAAACCATAACTTTTTAACCACGCTTTGTCGGGTTCAGATAAAAACTGAGGGTTGAGTATATCAAACAAGTAATCGGACTCAATATAGTTAACTATGTATAAATCAATCTTGTTCAATATTTCAAGAAATCTTTTAGTTTTAAACAAAAACTCATCAACATCAGATACATATGATCCTTTTATTGTTGTTCTGACTTTGTTTTCTCCTACAAATATGAATGAAAAATACTCAGAATGTTTATTTGTAACCCCTTTATACTTTTTTTTTATATAGTCTCCATCTTGGAATAGAAAGAAGAATGTTGTACTATCATTTCCTAACTCATTTAATCGTTTTAGTAGTGTTTCTAATTCTATTTCATCTTCAAACAAATAATTAACAGAACTGAAAAAACATACAATATCTATTTTTTTTTCTTTTAAATCATCTATACTATTAGATTTAAACATTTCTTTTTTTATGTCAACGTTAAGATTACGTCGTTTTTTCAATCTGTCCTCAAATATTTCTATCATTTGAGGATTAAATTCATAAGCTATTATCTGTTTAAAGTTGTTCCACTTTCCAATATCACCACCTTGACCACTACCAACATCTAGTAACACTAAATCTCTGTTTGAATAATTTTTTGTAAAACTTTCAAAGATCTCATACTTTAACGATGATATAATCTTTCTCATAATTATCAAATTTTTACCTAAAAAGTGGGTTAATCTTGGACCATCAGAAACCATTCTCAAAGTTTGTTGTATAACGTCTTCAGCATTTTCTCTTTTTTTTTCTGTTCTTAGTTTTGAAGGTATCAACTTATTATTAAACCGGTTTACCCAACATTCAACAATAAAGTTCGACAAATTGATGTTTTTATATTTTAAATAGTTTGTGTTTAAATCTATTATTTTGATCATTTTTGTTTGTTCAAACGTTCTACGAATGTCATTTTTTCCATATAATATCGGATCTCCAATAATGTTTGCCTTTTCAATATTGTTAAAAGGAATCGATATATCTACCGAATTTAAACATCCTTCTTTCCATTTGTATATTGGTGAATTATATGTAGAATCTTCTTGAAATATAATACCATCATAAATTCCATATTTATCGTTGTTTTCATACTTTTCATACAATTTCTTCAAATCTGTTAACTTCTTAACCGGATAAAATTCTTTAACTTTTACAGTAATATCAGAAACAAATAGTTCACTCAAGATTTTGTTCTTTTCCATAAACTTTTCAGCATAACCTAATCTAACGTTAAAATTTAAAGATCTTAAATCTTTGTTGTAGTACAGAGTATCAAATATATAAAGGTCTGATTTCTTTTTTTCTCGTTCATAAAGTTCACAATCAAATACTATCCCTTTTTTGATGTTTTGTGTTTTTTGAACCATATTGAACTTATTACCTATTTTTGTTATCGAATCATCGATTTTGACGATGTAAGATCCTAGTTCTGGCAACATGACAAGTAAACATCTTTTACCATCAAGTTTAAGTGTCATGTAGCATTTTCGTGTGATCAGGAACCTAAAATGTTTTTCTTCAAATGCAACTACTTTGTTTATAAAATACAACACAATTCTTTCTTTTCTCATCACTTCGAAAATATCATGTAACCAATTTATTATTTCATTTTGAATTGATCTTTTTATTATGAATGGATATTCTTGTACATACAAAGGACCTTCCATTACAGATAAAATTGTTTTTAATGCTTTGTCTGGAGTGTATTTTAAGATTCCACATTCTGCTATTCTTTCTATTTCTATGTCATATATTAATGTTTCTATACTCTTTTTCAAATCAGTTCTAAAACTTGTTTCCATTACAACTGATAATGTTGTTTCTAGATTATTAAATGGAGATCTTATATTGTCTTTGGTATAAAATCTAAAAACATTTTTCTTTCTGATTATATTAGATTGAAAGTTTGTAATATCTAGATCAGATATCGGAGTTTCTAACGATTTAGCAATGTTTATTCCCAAATCTCTTATTCTAACGGTTTGTATGTTTTCTTTTTTTTCATACGATACTTTTGGAATACCTTTTTGAATCTTATTATCATACATTTTAGTTACTCTTCTCACATCTTTTAACCCGGATTCTACTATCGTGGTGAAGTTATATGGGTCTTTAAAATCTTCATTATTCATAAAAAAATCAAATAAATATCCCCATCTTGCTCCACTTACGATGTTTCCAAATCTCATTTCAATTTCATATTTCGGATCTTCTAAAAACATGTTTTTCCATTTACTATATTCAAAGTCTATTTCTTCTTCAAATGAAACATATATTGGTATTATGTTATCAAATCTTTCTTCATTTTCTTCGGATTGAACAAACATGTTGTTTATTTTTTGTTCCATTCTTTTTTTGTTTATTGGAATTGTTGGTTTAAATGTATCCTCATTGCTTTTATCAAACTTTATTTTGTTTTCCTTTACAATTTTGTGAACATTTAAACCAACCTCTTTTTTCCTATCAGCTTTTATCTCTTCTTCTGTTTTCTTTTCCCAAGGAATACCCAATAAATTGTATTTATAGTTTTCTTCTAAATGTACTAACAATGATATTTTGTTCACTTTAACTAAAAATTTTAGTTTTTCTAAAACAAATCCATGCATTTTCATAAAAGCTTCTATTCTCTTATCAATTACTTTTTCAATTCTCTCCTTGATCAAGGGATTCATTAAACATTTGTAATACGTATCATATTTATCCTTTTCATCTTGATAAGACTTGAAGGATTCATCTAGGTAATTTATTTCACTTTCATTGTGTAGATTCAAAAAGTTCATTTTTAACTCTTAAATTGTTATTTGAGATTTAAAAATGACAATGAATAAAAAAATTTTTCCTGAAGGTTTAGCCATTTCAGACGTAGAAGAAGGAATAAGTTATAAAGAATGTAAAATAATGTATTTCAAAGTAAAAACCATCGATGAAACGATGATGTTGTTTCCTTTATTTGATATAGATCCATTAGATTATAAGTTTAGTATAGTTTTTGATTGGACGAAAAACAAACCATTGACTCTAAATATGTTAAAAAGATATAAAGAAATATGGAAAAACATCGAATTAGTATCGTATGAAAAGAAAATTAGTGGTTTAGTATTGTATAAAGATTTAGACATAAAATACTTTTATCCGTTAGAAAATGTAGCCAAAGAAGTATCGGATGAGTTGAATAAACTTAAACCACACAGTTATTATTTCAACATAAACTTTTCAAATGATAATGAAGATCACTTATCAAACGTAGAAAATGCAATGTTGTTTTCAAAATATTTGAAGTACTCGATATTGTTTTTTAAACATATTAAACTAGAATATAGTTTAACAATAGACGAATCAAAATACAAAGCTAAGTTTGATAAATCTATTGAACAGTTGAAAAAAAAACATTACTTGAAATGTGATTTTTTGATAGAACCTAATTACGAGAGACAAGACAATATATATGTCAAAAATGAAATTATGAAGATAAAAATAGAAAATTATAAACAATTGAACATCTTTAAGAAGGTAAGTTATGTTTACTATCTAGAAAAACCAACATTAAAAGATATTGATGTATTAGAAATCAAAAATACGAATGTGGTATCTCCAATATATGAAAATGTATTATCTCTTGAAATAAAAAAAACTCATTTCCAATTTTTTGAAAACAACAAGAACATCTATTTGTTACAGTTAAACCCTAAAAAGCATGAACGTTCTATCCCTTTGAAAGATTTTTTTGAAAAAGATCAATTAGAAACTCCAGATGAAGAGAAAGATCCGATTGATAAGATGTATACTAACACAAATTATGTTTTTTACAAGATTAACGATGAAGAATGTTTTTTTGAGATAAAACGTGTTTACAAAAACAAATTAAAGAAATAATTATTTTTCCATTAAAAATGAATCCTTCAAGAAAAAAGATACTAATTGGAGGTGGTATAGCTATAGTAGTTATTATTCTTATTGTGGTTATATTATATTTTACTGGATTTTTAAAATCAGAACAAACGGTAGCCACACCAAGTTCAGTTACTAGCGCAGCCGCTACTCCGATAGCTAACGTACCTGTACCAAGTACACCAATAATATCCCCAACAGCTGCTCCAATAACAACTGCTCAAGTTGCTTCTTCAGGTCCAATTGTTAGAACTACTAAGTTATCTAGTGCCGATAAAGCGGCCCTTTTAAATGTTGACGTAGCACATGTCGCTTCCTGTCTCAATAAAAGATTGACCGGAAGCTCTCTAGCCGCTTGTATTACAGCCAACGATCCTAACAATTATTGTATAGAGCAAGGTATTTTTGCTGCACCAAATTGTGGTGGATGTGGTGTTAATGTTGCAAGATGTCTAGCACTACAACCTTTATATCAAACTCTAATAGCAGATGGAGTTTTCCCAAAACTCTACTAAACTATTTATTTACGTATAAAAATGAACAATTCCAATATAAGTGACAATGATATTCTTAATCGTCATATTAACCCGTTAAAAAGAAAAAGTAGTTTTTACAGTTGTGAATGTTTTTTTTGTAAGTTTCCTAATTATTATGAAAAATCTTAGTTTTAGTTTAAAAAATGGCTTTTACACAAATGACAAATATGAGTCCTCCAGGATATTTTTCCAAAAGTAGCTACGATTATATAAGATGTAAGGTAAAAAAAATATTATCTCACGATTTTGTTGACAACGTATATGTTGACGACAATAGTATAGCAAGAGTGTTATTAAGAGTTTTAGAACGAAGATTGGAAACAGTTGATAAAATGTTTAATTTAGCAATAATGGAAATATGTAATGAGTTTAAAACATATCAGTTAGAAAGGGTAAAAACATTACGATTAGAAAGATATTATCCTCAAACTCAACAAATATATAATAATCTCTCAAGTACTGGTCCAGATTTACAGATGATAAAACTATCAAAACAACCTTCAACTTTTAGATTTTTTTTTGCATAATTAAATTTTTGTCTAACAAATGATCAAAAACAGACAGTTTGATATACCTTTGACACCTCAACACGTTTATTCTATACCAACTACCGTGAAAGGTAGATTAACAGCTGAAGATTATATATATTTTCAAACAGATGGAACAGTAGATCTACCTAATTATACGATGGCAGTACAAACCTATCAAGGCGATATACGAAATGTTGGAGTAATATCTGATAAAATATTGTTGCCACACGTAAGATTTCCAGACAGTTCAATGTTTTTACTATTGACAACCTCTCAATTCAAACCAAAGTTTATGGGAACATTGGAAAGAGGGAAAACATATTTTGTTTCATTAAGAAACGCATTTTCAAACACTTTTTATGTTTTAAGATAGAATTATGTGTTCTAATATCTTTTTATTCACTATCCTTTTGTTGAAATCATCAGCTAATATGTCAAACATCTTCTCATATACTTCATCATTTGTTACTTTTTTGAATTCGGTTTGATAAAAATCTTCTTGACTAGATTGATCACAAATTATTTTTTTTAATGTTTCCACCATATCCAACACAATTTTCTTTGTTTTTAGTTTTATTTCGATAAAGTATATATAAAAATCGTTAATTAAATCTTTTTTAACAATTTCATTGATATTGTTTAAAAGATTTTCATACTCGAGTCCTGTATAAACATCCAAATTAAACCACTGTTTTTGTATGTATTTGTTTCCATTTAATTCAAAAATCTTCCTACTCTGATAATATTCAGATTCATTCAATATATCATCATGATCGTTATATTTCTCTAAAAAATTATTGATGAAGTTTTTTTCAAAATTAGACGATGGGCTACAGATTACACACAAAACATTTTTTCTGGTCAAATACATCTCTCTTCGTATTTGTTCCACTTAAAAAGGTGATCAAAAATAAAATTTTAAATTGACAATAAACAGTTTACAATGTAATTATGGAAAAAGAGAACTTGATCAAGTTAAAAGGTGAAATAGAGAACATAATATCTTCAAAAAAAATAAATATACTGCCTCCATTTTATGTAAAAGATTATCCTCAACACATAAAATATACTGACAATTGTAAAGTAGATAAAAGATTATGTCTCCATTTAGGTCAAAGAAAGCTTTTTAACGGTCTTTTATATTATCTGAGTACTAGAACCATAACAAACGAATCCAACTTTACATGTTTATATATTGGTGCAGCTCCTGGACACAATATATCTGGAATAGCAAAACTATTCCCAACAGTTAACTTTATTTTATATGATGGTCAAAAAATGCATACAGTTGGTAATAATGTTCATATAATACAAAAATTGTTCTTCATTAACGATGAGGTTAATGAACTAACCATAAACAGAAATATAAAATTCAAAAACAATAAAGTGTTTAGTGGTTCATATTTAGAAAACAAGGATGATATTTTATTTGTTTCAGATATAAGAAGTACATCAAGTACAAAAACTCATGAAGAATGTGTTTTTGATGATATGAATCTACAAAAAAACATTATACTCCAACTTAAACCAAATTCATTTTTTCTAAAGTTTAGAATTCCATACACGATGAAAAGTATTAATTATTTGGATGGAGAACTATTTGTTCAACCGTTTAACAAAGTATCTTCTACTGAATGCCGTTTAATGGGTGAAGATTTGACTTCAAGAGTTTGGGAACTAGAAAAACATGAAGATACACTATTCTATATAAATACGGTTTTAAGAGAATGGGCTAGCTATAATGTGTTAAAAGTCAAAGGAGGAGATTCTTGTTTTGACTGTGCATTAGAACAAAAAGTAGTAACATTGTATTTGACAAAATATAATAGCAATTTGTTTATTGATCCAATATTGGAGACAAATATAATAAATATGAGGAATTGGATGACCAAAATTCATGATGTGTTTATGGAACTAAACAAAAAAGATCATGGTAGATTACCAATTATTAGATCTGTAGATGAATTTTTATCATTTAAAGACTCGATATCAATTGTTAAAACTATGTTATCCAATTACACAATAATGCCAGATAAATATAAAGATCAACTAGACAATTTATTGAAAACAAATGAATCACTCATTTTAAAAGTTAAAACTTATGGAAGTCCAATACATAACGTATTAAAGATCTATGGGAAGACTATATTAAATCTTTTCATTGTCAATTATTGTATGAGAAACTCTTTAGAGCTTCTTCAAGTAAACGAAATAATTCAATATGATCTGATAGAAGACGTTTTAAATGATTTTATAACACAAAAATTAGATATTGCTAGTTTGGTATCGTTTGATGAAGAAAAATATAATATGGAAACTGTTTGTAAAGAAATGGTTTTATCTTTGTTAGGATGCATACATGAAATATATGATAACGAATATGGAGAAGGAACTGGGCATATAATATGTAAAAGATTGTGCACTTTTATTATTTCAAACAGTAAATTAATGGAAAATGATGAGTTAGTTCTTTATAAAGGAACATCAAAAAACAAAATAAGAGATATATATATTAAAATGGGATGGAATTTTGAATCTTCTTACAAATACATAATTAAAGACGATTCAAACTGTGAACAAGAGTTCATATTTACATTAAATGTTCCAATTGAAAAAAACTTACTATTAGAATCGAAACCTGTTGGAAAGAAAAAAGATTTTAAACAGATAGAAGAAGATGTTTGTTTAAAATTTTTAAGAGTATTAGAAGAAAAAGAAGTGATAAAACCATTTCCAGATACTGTAGTTAGATTTAAACCAGAAGTATACTTGCCGTAGGGTTCCGGGGTTCCGGGTTACCCCGAGGGTTCCGCTTCGCTCTCCGTGTAGGTATACTCACTTCGGAAATATTTCATTTGTCATTTTATTTGATTTGAAATATTGTTTTTCATACATTTTATACAGATCGGATTGAATATATTGCGGGCTTTTATGACAATAATCGTTCCTAATTGATTCGTATCCTTCAGGACACGGATAATGAGAATATTTTTTTCTAAAATCTAATTGTTTGTTTATTTTTACTTCGTTAGTATTTATTAACTCGTTTTTATTAAAAGTTCGATTTTCTAGTAAATATGGAGAGTATAAAGGATCGATAAAGTTTGGACTATAATAATCTTGAAAATTGAATCTAACGTTACTCATTTTATAACAATGAATTAAAAACGATCAAATGTTCGATTTTGATCTTTCTTTCTGAATCATCTTTTGATATCGTTTCAAGATTACTCAATACATCAAAAACATAGTTTTCAAACGAATATTGTAGATTGTATAATGCTTTTTTCGTAAACAATGTGTCAACATTTTTGGTTATCAATGTTTTAAATTTAGTCTTATTAATGAAGAAATATTTCTTTTCATAAAGATTTTGATAAAACTCTTGTTCTTTTAATTTGTTTCTTCTTAAATGTATTGGAGGATAATTAACACTATTCCCATTTCCATCGTATATTAAATATACTAATCCACTTTCCTCTAACAAATATTTAATGAACGTATTAGTGATTTTTACAAGTTTGTGAAACTTTATTATTAACACCAATGTTTTACAAATGTTTTCTATTTTTGTGACAAACATTTTATTCAGTATAGTCAAAACCTTTTTTTCAATTTTTGTTTCCAAATTAATTACAAACAGAATTCTTTTCAAACTTCTTTCAGAAAAATAGGTTTTCATTTAGTTTTTTATAAGAAAATAAAACGAGTCAAAGAATGACATTTGAAGTTTGTCTACATGAATTCGAAGAAACAGAATCTTATTGTATAATATGTGGTTTGGAATGTTTAAAGATGCCAAATATCGAATACACTTATAATTCAGATTCATGTTACTCGTCTAAAATACCTCAAGACGACTTCGATTTGTATTTAAAAGACGTTTCAGATGAAATACGAAAAAAAATAATAACCATTTTTGAATCACTTTTGATTAAGAACAACTTAAGAGGTGATGGTAAAAAAGCTTTATTATCTGCTTGTTATATGTACATTTTGTTAGAAAACAATCAAATATTGATTTTTAAAGACGTGTGTATCAAATTTAATGTAAAAAAAAAAGGATTTGCTAAAGGAGAAAAAATATTATTAACCAATTACAACCAATATAGAGTTATAAGAATTACATCAAGTGAATATATTAATACTCTTTTATCTGTTTTTATCAATTTTAACATAAATGATCTAATAGTTGATGAAATAAAAAAAATATGTAAAGAGGTGGATAAAGATAAAAAGTTTATTAACTATAACCAATATTCGGTATGTGCATGTGTTTTCTTTAAAATCATAGAAAAGAGTGAAGAAGAAAAAAAGGAAAAGGTTTTAAAAAAGAACACTTTCATAAAATTGGTTGGAATGAGTGATGTGTCAGTACAAAAGATTTTAAACGATTTGAATGATAAAATTTATAATACTAAAAATGGACTATTTGATGACGATTCTAAAAATGCCTAAATATTTAAAATCATCTAGAAACTTAAACTTGTCTCCTAAAACTGATATCGAGTTTAATCCTTTTAAAAACACTGATTTGGCATTCCAGATGAAAAAAGAATTTTATTCTGAAAACAAAAATATTTTGCCTCTTATAAATATGAGTTCAACGAGTGTTATGCCAAATGCAAATTCAATTCCAGCAACCACTATTTCAACAAATAGTACCCCAGTAGCAGTTTTACCTACTGGTGATGTACTAACTAACACGGGAAAAGTGGTTAGTGGAGCCGTGGTAGCTAACAGTTCATCAGCAGCCAATTCAACTGCAACTACTGTTGGCAAGCTTCCAGGAGGTAATTCGGTTTTAAGTAATGGGAACAGTGTAAACACTCAAAGCATGAATCATGTTGATATTACTCCTTCTCATATTGTTCAAGGTCATGTTGTTATGAGTAATGGAAATACAGTTGCACCACATAACGTAGCAGTTCTACCTCATTCTCCTAGTAATGGATCTAATAGTAAGTCGGGAATGAATAGTTATCAGCAATCACCAAGCGATTGTCCAATTGATTCTACTCCACAACAAACAAAATATTGTAGACCTGCCCCTTTTCACTCTACTAATGGAGAAAAGTATTTTTATGTCGGTGAAGCTTATGGGACATCTGTAGCACAATAAATTTATTTCTCGGAAAATGGTAGGTAAAAATTTATTTTTAGAACTTGGTTTCCATATTGAATCTAAAAGACCCCCCCCCCCCCCCCCCCCCCCCCCCCCCCCTCGACACGCTGCCTACTCCGAGCTTCGCTCTTTGCTTTTCACATTGAAACCGTTAACGTTTGATAAAAATGATTGATGAATTGAAATCACGTTTCAAAGAACAAAAAGTTACATTCTTTGTATCGATTGATAATAAAGATACTAACGTAAACTTTCAACTTTATGTTGAAGAAATAAATGCTTTAGTTATCGAATTTACTAATCTTGGTATAAAATCTGATCATTTAGTGATTGAAGACACTCTTAATTATGACAAACTGAAAAGAATATGTGATTTTATAGATAGAGCTAATAGTTTTGAGTATAAAGTATTTATTGGTCCATTTAATAAAAATAAAGATTACGGTCCTAAGTTTATTGAGAAGTGTAGAATGATGTTAAATGATCCAGATGATGTCGTGTTTAATGAATTCTAATCCCGATTTAAAATTTTTTTATTTTTGTCATTTAATGAGTAATTGTATATAAAATGGATCCTATTGTTACAAGTTATCGGGATTTGAATACTAAAGTAGAAAGTGAAGTAGGTAAATACGAATATACCAAACTATTGATATTTTCAGAGTTTCCTTTAGCTACCCAATCTTATTCTGATTATTTGTCAATAATGAAGATATATGACAAAAATCTTTTTGATATATTTAACAACGGATTACAATCCTTCATACTAAAAAAAAAAAAGAAAGTAGAAGAATCGATTTTACAGAACATCATTCTTATCAATCTTGTAAAGATAAAAATGTGTTTTTTGAAGAAAATACTGTTTAAACATCTAAAATCTTATTTTGAGAAACGATTTAGAATAATAAAACGTGACGATATTCCATCTGTATTAGCTAAACATATCAACATTTTAACGTTTGATAACAAAAACCACACACTAAATTATTATAAAATTCTTAAAAGAATGCTTGATGATGACGAATACAATCAGTATATTGACATATCAATTGATGTTTTTTTTGATGATTTCAATAAGAAGTTGTTAAAGATAGTAGAAAAATATAAAGATGAAGAACTTAATTTTTTGGGAGATTTTATAGACCGAAACCATAAAGAAAAAATAAGCGTTGATAATGTGAGCAAACTGTTAAGTAAAACAGAAATATTAGAATCTTTTATCATAATCAGTTCATTGATTTCTTTAGACATAGAAGAAGAAAAAAGAATAAAGAATGATATAATAAACAATTTAGTGGAACATATTCATTCTCCTATTTTTATCAACTTACTGATTGAAGATATAAAATTGAGTAATATGTTAAAAAAGAACAAAGAATCTGAAATTGAAAATGTTATAAAGATTTTAGAATATGAAGAAATAAGAAAAAACATTTATAAGGATTTTAGTAACAGAAAAAGAGTTTTATCATTTTTAAACGAAACAAAGAACCCAGAAAAGTATTATAAGATGACAACTAATGAGTTTTTAAAGTGGGTCAACACTAACTCCGACAAAGATAAAATAGAAAGTTTGTTTGTTGAGATGATATTAGAAAATTACTGGATTACTCCTTTATTTTATAAATATTATACGATAGATGAAAAAGAGAAAAATGTAGATGAGTTGAAAAAATATATTTCACAACCCAGAATACATAACATGATTGCTAAAGAAAATGTTAAAAAGGTAATAAAGAAACTTTCAATTGATAATTCTATTAGTTATTTTAACATGTTAAGATTGAATAATCTCATAAATACGATAAAAATATATAAAATACTTCAATTTGACAATTATAAATACAAATTAGATCAGATCTCATCAGATAAAGAAACTATCTTTTTGAGAAATACTTATGTGAAACCTATTGAAAAAGTTTCATTAAATTCTCCTAAGATACTTTCAACTACACATAGAATCTCTCTAATAGATTCTAATATAAGATCGATTTTTAGAAACTATTTAAGGTTGTACTTTCAGATAAGAAAGGATAACTTAGAGGATTTTATATCTGTAGATGTTCCGGAAGATGTTAAACTCGAAAAATCTAGCAATAATTATACAAAAATGTTGTTAGAAGAGATAAATAAAAAAAGGAATAAAACATTAAACGATATCAATATTGATTCTTATTCATACTTTGTAAAACAAAAGATACAACGAATCACAATAAATATAGATGGGTTTTGTGATGAAAAAGAAGATGAAATACTAAAGAAACCGAATGTTATAGATTCATTATCTATTATGAGAAACCTTTCAGAGCAGAACCCGACGAGACTCCTAAAAAAACAATTTACTCATATTTTAGATTTAGGAGAATTTTTAGAGGAACAAATCTTTCGGTTGTATTCTGAAACTTATTATATGAAGATGTTCAAAGTTAACTTTGTACTCTTATATTCGGATAATAGTTGGTTTTCTAAAAAAACTTTGACCTTTAAGGCTAGTAGAATATTATCTTTTCTAGAAGATGACGACTATAGGAAAATATTCCCAGAATTTGTTTCAAATTATGAAAAACTAGAAAAATCGGTTAATACGTATTTTAAGGAAAACTTAGATTCTTTTGTATCGAGTACCAAAAAGACTGGTTTCTTATCATATATAGGAGATTATGGTATCATTAAAGTCAAAAAAGAAAAAGAACACCGACAAAACTATACTTCGGGAAAAGAGATATCAAAAGTTTATGATTTATATGATATCGAATCAGAAAACGTATTAAAAGATGTTTATTCGGACAAGTTGTTAAAATTAGGAGAAATTAAAGATATTGATGACGAGACTTCAATGTTTACTAATCGTTTGATAAATACAAAAGAATTGTGTTCTTTTATATACGAAAAGATGGTAAAAGAGAATGTTGATAGTGAAAAGTTGATAAAAATGTTACAAAAGAATAAATACTACAATGATTTGAAACATATTGTTGAGTATGAAATAGAAGAAAACATTAGTTTAATAGAATTATTACAAGATGAAAAGAATATAAACGAAATAATTCAAAAACTCAAATTGAATGGAATTGATGTATCATATAGTACGAATAAAAAAGAATTATTAAAAAGATTGAACGAAATTGTAAGATCAGATCTATCAAATGAAACAACATTTTTACCAATTGATAGTAATTATACGGTTGAAAAATATGATTTTAGTCCAAGTATACCCGAAAATATTCACTTAGAAGATATAATAGATTACGATTACTCTGGAACTAATATTCAATATTACTTTACCAATTCAAAAAAAAACGGTAATAAAATACTTTTGTATGGTAACTCATTCATAAAAGAAATGTTTATAGAAGGAAACTATATAATCAACATGTTTTTTGATGAATCTAATAATACGATCAAATATCTTAATGATTTTGGCCTGGTGTATGAAATTGATACCCAAAATGAGAGTACAAAAAATCACAAATTGATACCTCAAGAAAGGATGTTGTTGTATTATGTGTTCAAAAAGACAGTAGTTAAGTTGAATTTCAAAAAAGAGTTGTTCATAAATGACAAAATGATTGCAAATAATGTTATTGATTCTGATGTAAATGACAATTTTTTGTTATTTGTAGTTTCTAGCAGCATGTTCTTAAATGTTAAGAAATATGATTTATTGAAAAATGTGGTAGTAGAAACAAAAACTCTAAACAAAAATGAAATAAACATATTCAACTTTGGATTTGATATAGTTTTTGAGAAGAATGAAGACAAATATAAGAAAATAAATGAAAAGTTGAATGATATTGTTAAATTGTTAAATTTGAACGAAATGACAAGTATACCTACGCAAAGAGCGAAGAGCGAAGAGCGAAGAGCGGAGCAAACGTCTCGCTCTGGCAACCCTCCGGCAAGTATAAGTTCGGATATGAAAGAAAATCTTTTAGAACAAATAAGCAATTTTAACTTTAGTGGACAATTATCTAGTTATAAGAAAATAATCAATTGTATAGTAACTAATCTTAAACCAGTAAAAACGTTGAGCGAGGATGATTACAAAATTAACGTATTTTTAAACAAAATACGATTATTATTCAATATAAAAAGTAAAATATACCTACGCGACGCTCAAACTCAATATCTTTATGATATGACAAGCAAAACATTATTTAGTGAAAATGAAGTGTTTTTAAACGTTTCAGATTTTTATATGGGATATAAATGTATTGAAATGAAAACTGAGTCATCAAATCATAAAATTGAATTTGATGATTTCGTGTTTGATAAGAACAAAAAGGAGTTTTATTATGTAAAACCGTTTTTTAATCCAACGTTCTTTGGTAACAATGTAGCGTTTATTATATACGATGAACACGTTGAATATAAAACTTTTTGGAAAAAAACAATTGTATAAATAATTTAGTTTATTCCATTTTAGAGTAAGTTAAAGAATAATGGAGGATCATCCAGATAAACTGTTAATTAAAGATAAAATAGTTCGATATATTCAGTTTTTTTCTAAAAGTTTCAAAACTAATCAAGAACTATCAGAGTTTTTTTTTACATGTCTTTGTAATCTATCCAAAAATGAAAAAAATAAGTTTTACTATTATTTAACGAAATTGGTTTTTATCAACTCTTTCAGAAATGAAAAATGTTATATATTTTACAGCAAATACGTGTGTAATGTGAAAGAGTATATAAAAATGTTTTTAGTAAATAATTCTAACATTTATTATGTATTACCAGAATTGTGTGAATCTTTTAACGAATATAACAAAGATAAGTCTTCATTTAATAATCAATTGGAGAACATATCAAAGGTAATAAAAAAAAAGTTTGAACACATTGAAAATAATGAAATCGATTATGATTTTGATACATTCTTGAAAAGGATAAATATGATTGAATTTCAACCAAGGAAGTTAAATAATGTGTTTGAAAACATACCTAAAGATTGTATATTTTTTAGATTGTTGAATAAAAACTTGATAAGTCACTATGATATAAGAGAAAAAAAGATAGGATGTGATATATTCATTGCTATTAAAGATATAAAATGTGAAAAACCTTCTAATAACCTTTTTGTGTTAAAAAACATTTGTCAGAAGAAAGATGGATTTATCACTAATCTTTGTTTTCATAACAATAATATATTTTTCGTTGATAATCAGAACATTCTTTATCAATTTGAACTAAATTGTTTACCAAATCGAAACGGAAAAATAACTAAAAGAACTAGTGATATACAATATTACTTTGTTTCTGATTTATGTGAAGTAATTCTAACAAAGAACAGAAACTTGACAATAACATATAAAGGTGAAAAATATAAAGAGGTTGAAGATGTTTTTGATATTGAGGTATCTGAAACATCAATATTCTATAAAAAATATGATATTACCAAAGAAAAGTATAAATACATTACTTTTGTTTTAACTTTTAACAATAACGAAATAAAATGTGACATTTATGAATCTTATAGAGACAATAAACTGTTTAATGATGGAATAAAGATTCATTTTATCAAAAATTGTGAATACTATATCAAAACAAAAAAAAAATTAAAAGATCTGAAAAGTATGGTACAATCATTTAGTATGAAAGATCAAAAACTAACCGACAAAAGCATCAAACAATGTTTGATTATCATAGATGTACTAAAAAAAAATAGAACTAACAATCTTTATGAAAACATTATTTTCTTTTCTAAGTTTGTAGAACATTATTTTAGTAAAGATTTGAATGATGTTGATATTATGGACATATATTCAGATGTTGATACAACTAATATTTCTAGTGAAACATTTGAAAACGTTAAAAAAAGGAGCATTGAATGCGTTGATACTGCTATTTTAGAGTTAAAAAGATATCTTCATGAAACATATTTAAACGGATGGATTTGGATTTTGACTACGGGTTCAGAAGAAAAACTGATTCTTTATAATTTTATAACCAAAGAGATTTTTTATAACAGTATTGTAAAAGAATACGAAACTTCTTTGTATTCAGATATTTATTGTAAAACATTAAAAAACAAACTTTCGTTACCAGATTATATGGTATATACTAAAAACTCAGTTTTTTTTATTAAAGACGAGAAAACGATCATTTCTTTAAAAAGTAACATAACTTATCACAAATTTATAAGTGACGATAAAATCATACTTTTACAAAACGTATAACCCTAAATTTGTTGACTTTCTTTATCATTTGCCTTATATTTTTTATATATTATGGTAAATGTTAAAAATACGATAATAACGATAAAAATGATCATAAAAGTCATTTTTCCATAATTTTTAGGTACATAAAATGCATTTTTTATCAAAAAATCATCAATTGATGGAATATCCATTTTTATATAATGACTCAAATTAATTGAAAATTATAAACAAACGGTTTCCCTCGTCTCGTTTTTAGAGCTTCGCTTTTTCATATTCGGAGCAAGGTTTCACATTATAAGACTTTAAAATGGTCGGGTTTTAACAAAAAATTTTTATATTTATCCATTAAAGATTACTTATTCATAAAATGGATTCTTTTCAATCAGTATCTCAAATAATACATGATTATGACCTTAAAAATGTTATTGAAGAGGATATAATCAAAATAGTCAAAGAAAACACAAAATTTGAAGAAGTGTTTCACTTAATAGGTGAAAAAAATGTTATTCATCCAGATTATGAAAAATTGGCTATAATCATGTATTATAAAGGAATTCACAATAATCAAAAAGGATTTTACGATTCTATGAAATACCTAAACCAAAAAAAAATTATAAGTGACGACTTTATCAGAAAAATAGAATCATTTGAATCAGATTTTGAAAAGATATTGATGTTGAAAAACGATTTTAACTTCAACTTATCTGCTACCATCCTATTGAAAAAGGATTATCTTTTAAAAGTTTATCAAGATGATTACGTTGAATCTCCTCAATACGTTTTCTTGAGGGTAGCGATTCATATTCACGATAAATTGAAAGATGTGATTAAAACGTATAACTCGTTAAGTAACTTAGAAATAATACATTCTTCTCCAACATTGTTTAATTGTGGTAAAAATGTAGCTCAATTATCAAGTTGCTTCTTACAAGTTGTAAAAGAAGATTCTATTGATGGTATTTCATCTACAGAAAAAGATATAGCTGATATTTCTAAGAATAATGGTGGTATAGGAGTAGCAGTTTCGATTATCAGATCTAACAAATCTATCATTAATAGCAGCCAAAAACTTAGTGATGGTATTATTCCATTTTTACATTTAATTGATCAGAAAATATTTACTGTGAAGCAAGGAATGGTTAGACCTGGTGCAGCTTGTGCATACATCGAAATCATTCATCCTGAAATAGTTGAGATATTAAAGGTTAAAAGAGGTCAATCTGAAAATAAAGTTTCGTTCAACCCTAATGAAGGACAACTAGACCACTTAAACTTGGGTGTTTTGATACCAAACTATTTTATAGAATGTGTTCGAAAAGATCAAATGTGGTACTTATTCGATGAAAAAGAAAAATATCAATTAATTAACTCTTATGGTAAAGAATATGAAAAACTTTACAAGTCTTTTGTAGAAGAGAACAAAAACATAAAAGGAACTATTAGAGCAGTAGAGTTGTTTCGTCTCATTGTAGAATGTCAAATTGAAAGAGGAGAACCGTTTATGATATACAAAGATCACGCAAACTATTTGAACCAACAAAAAAACTATGGAATGATATTAGGATCAAACTTATGTACCGAAATATACGAAGTAGCAAAACCAAATAGTACAGCAGTTTGTAATCTTGCAAGCATTAATCTGTCAAAATGTTTAAAAGCTAATTCAGAAGTCGAAAACATAAGAGAAAGAATCAAGAATCTTGATAATCCAGATGAATTGATATATATAAAAAACAACAGTTCAGTTAATGTTTTGGCAGATGTTTTACGATTAAACGATCAATTAGAATCAGAACCAAAATATGTTATTGATTACGATAAAATTGAATCATTAACTAGAGATTTGGTTAGGAATTTGAACAAAACCATTGATATCAACTTTTACTTCTTAAAAGACGCAGAAGTAAACAACAAAGAAACCAGACCAATCGGAATCGGTATTTCTGGACTTCATGATGTTGCTCAAAAAATTGGAATTCCTTACGATTCAGAAGAATTTAGAAAGAAAAACATAAAAATCATTGAATTGATGTATTATGTATCTTTAGATGAAAGTTGTGAGTTGTCAAAACAATTCGGTCCTTACAAACATTTCAAAGGATCTCCTATTTCAAAAGGTTTTACACAGATAGAACTGTATAAAATGTGGATAAACGATAACGTTGAAACAAGTCTAAATTGGGAATCCTTAAAAAATAAAATATCTCAGTTTGGAGTTAGAAACAGTTTATTGATTGCTCTTATGCCAACTGTTTCTACTTCAGAGATTTGTTGTACAAGTAGCTCGTTTGAAATTATGCCTGGTATAATTAAGAAAAGTACTAAACATGGAGATTTCAAAATCATAAATCCTAATTTACAATCCTTATTAATCAATAAAAACAAATGGAGCAAAGAAATAGCAACTCAAATAATGAAAGACAATGGAAGCGTTAAAAACATAAATTGTTTAACAGATAAAGAGAAAAGCTTATTTAAAACTGCATTTGAAATAGATCCAAAAGTTTGGATTAGAATGGCAGCAGACAGAGCACCGTTCGTAGACCAAGGTCAATCGTTGTCATTCTATATAGAAAATCCTACAGAAAAAATAGAATTAGTAGAAGATTTACATATTTATGCTTATAAATTAGGATTAAAAACTGGAATGTACTATTTAAGACCACTTTTTACTGATCCATCAAAGAATATAAGAAAAAATAAAGAATGTACTGTCTGTAACTAAGAATTTGAGATTATTTCCTTAAAAATCTTTCTTTTTATAAGTTTATAAGGAATGAATTTATTATTTTTTTTCACATTAAATGCTAATTGTTCTTTTTCTTTTCTAGAAACTCCACGAAAGATTGGTTGATCAAAATCTAAAATTTCGTCTGCTAAGGATATTGAAAATATAAACTTCCCTATATCACTTTTTACTTTTATTCCGTATTCGCTTATTAAATCTAACAAAGCTCCAGTAAACCTATATACATCGGTATATCCTTTTAATACCCTATTTTTACCAAAAAATGTATTAGTTTTGCTATTTGTTATAGAAGGTTTTATTTCTGAGAAATCGAAATCGTTTAGAATTGTTATGAATCCAATATTTTTAATCTTATATATCTTATTGTTCAATTCGTAACTTATTGTTGTTTTCTTATCAACATCTTTCAATAAAACATTTTTAGTGTGTAAATCATTATGTATAAAAGATGGATATTTTTCTTGAATTATAGCCAAAGTCATTAAAACTTGAAACAATATATGTAAAATCTCTTTAGATGCATTTTTGTTTTTGAATTTGATAAAATACTCCTCAATAGTACCCAAAGATATATATTCACAAAAATTGATCTTATAAAAGTTTTTCAACGTATTAGGTTTAAAATTCTCTTCTTTTAACAATATATGTAGAAAATTATTCTTTTTAATGTTAACCATTAGGGATAAAAAAGGCCAAGATGTGTGAGGTATCGACTGTTTAGAGGAGAGAAGATTGTATATTAGCGTATGGATTTCCCATTCTACGTTTTCTGGTCTGGTTTTGTTATCAATTGATAATGTTTCGTATTCATTACTTGTTTTCTTCCTATATCCTATTATTTTAAGTATAATGGGATAATTACACTCAGAATATTTTTTGTTGGTTGTTTCTATTTCTAAACATCCTTTTAAAATCAATCCATATTTTCCTTTGTTTAGTTTTTTTATGCTTGTTATCTTTAATGGAACAGATGATATTATATCAATGTTCTTAAAAAGACTATCATAAATAGAATCGTTTTTGTTAATATCCATAAGTTTCAGAAAATAATTGATTGATTCTAGTTTTTCTTTGTCTACGCTTTCATCTAAAACGCTTAAAGTTTTAAAAGAAAGCATTTTTACTCACAAAATTTATTTTTCCACCAAATGATTAAGGAAGAATATTCAATTTCTAAAAGAATGTCAGAAGATATTGCAAGAGCTACAATCTTTTTACAAAAAGCAGATTATAAGATAAGTCGTAGAAATGTTAGATTTTTTAGCTTTCTATTTGACGTAGAAGATGTGTGCGATTTATATATAAGAGCTGCTAACCTTTTTAAGAAAGAAAAGGAATGGGAACAAAGCGGAGATGCCTTTTTAAAAGCTTCATATCTTTATTTGGAATCAGAAAACACCAAATATTTATGTGCATCGATGTATATTGAGGCTTCTAAATGTTTTGAAAAAGTTCTTCCACAAAAGGCAGTTAAATGTTTAACATCTGCAATAGATATCTTTACTGATCTAGGTAAGTTTATAATGTCAGCAAAATATCATGTCAAAGTGGCACAAATATACGTTTCTATCAATTCTTCTTCAAATGTACAAAAAATAATAAAGAATTACCAAAAAGCAGCAGATTATTACTACAGTGAAGGTTCTGATCAATCATGTAACAGATGTTTATTACAGGTTGCTGAACATTCTATACTCAGTTTATTAGATGAAGGTTTATGTAAAGCAATAAAAGTGTACGAAAAACTGGGAACCGAATGCTCACAAGATATTGTTTTCAAATACTTTAGCAAAGAGTATTTTTTCAAAGCTTTACTTTGTCATTTATGTTTAGATGATGACATTTCTGAAATAATTACAAAATATGGAAAATCATTTAAGAACACAGATGAATGTAAATTTTTCGACAATTTGGATGATATCTCTTTTACAAAGTTTGCACATTATAATATAAGAGTTGATCAATTGATAAATGTACTGATATGTAGATTAAAAAACACTGAAGATGATCTTCGATAAACGAAAATTTATTTTTTTACCTAATATTTGATTCTTGAGAATGCATTCTAATCGTTTGCTTAATAATTATGAACTTAATGAAATTTGTAACACATTTAAACGTGCAGCACGTATCTTTAGAACCAAAAAAGATTGGAATGGGTGCGGTGAAGCACTTGTAAGGTGTGCTAAACTAAATGTTTATAGGAACGATTTTTCGTCAACCGATTACATTCACGCTTCTGAAGCGTTTAAAAATGTTTCAAGACAAAAATCTGTTTATTGTATAATTCAAGCTGTTAAAGTTTATATAGACATGAGATTGTTTATGATGGCATCTTATTATCATACATCTATTTTAAGTATATATGAGGAAAATGATGAATTTCAAACTATTGTTACACATTATGACAAATGTAAAGAATTGTTGTGTAAACATTCTTTGAATAAGTTTTTTGACAATACTCGTTCAGATGATTTGTATTTGGATTTGAAGAATTGTACTCATATTATGAAAAGTTATGAAGAACTTGCTATTGATGCCCATAAATCCAAATATTTGGATTGTTTGGTTAAAGGTTATCTTTTAAAAGCTCTTTTGTATAATTTTGCTGTAGATTTCTTTTATACTCCATTTTTAATACTAATATACGATGATACCTATCCACAGTTTAAAAATTCATATGAGCGTGAGTTTGTAGAAGAACTATTTTATATCTACTTAAGAAAAAAAACAAACAAAGATTTTGTAGCGGTAATAAAACGTTTTGAAAAGATTATTCGTATTGATCGTTTGATGTATTATCATATAATTGATGTTTTTAGAACTTTGTCACTTTCACAAAAAAATAAGTTTTAAGCGTTTTAACATCAAGATTCAAATGTATCGATGCGAACTTGTGAAAATATTCAACGAAAACTCTAAAAAAAAAAGAGACGTGGTGTTTAACCAAATAAAATATTTTGCTACTCCTGATCAATGTTTGAGAGATTATCCATTAGATTCTTTTTTTAGAATGAGTGATTTGAATGTGTATGATACAGCTAAAAGAATCAGCGAAGACTATTTTAACTATGAAAACTTAGAAAAGGTGGTTATAAACATATATAGAAAAACCAATTCTAAAATTGAAATGGCAAAAATAATTTCTTTTGAACCATTACACAACAAAAAAGAATACTATTTCATCATTTTAAATGATAAAGTTTCAGAATTGTTTAGATCTAAGATGTATTTGAACCTTCAGGAATGTAAAACTGAATGTATACATAAATGTTTAAACGTTAAAAAAGATGATGTCGAACAATTGTCTACGAAAATATACTGTAAACTAAATGGATCAAACATTTATGAAACAGGATTTAATGTTTAATCGTCTTAAATCTTATAAAATATTTTTTTTTACTACGCAGACCTCCAGCAAGTATACCAGTTCATTATGATAGAAGAGGTAGATAGTGATGAAGTATTGGACAACAATGATAGAAAGTATCAGTGTATTTACGAAGATACCAACCTAGAGAATGGAGATTATTGTTTTGTAGCATTTGAAGTGTTTGAAGAGGTAAAAAATAATGAAGGGATCATAGTTTCTGAAGGTGAAACAAAACATTTGTATGAGAAAAAGATATTTTTGTATCGAGAGAAAGAAGAGGTCAAATTCTTAAGATGTAAAGAAGTAGTTCTAGAATGGATTAAAAGGAAAGAAATTTTTAATGTAAACAGATATCCTAAACCATCTAAAATAGTAGCTGAAATCATACTTATTGATGCTAATGGAAGTTTTAATCTAAAACATAAAATCACGTATACTCTAGAGTTAAAAAATGGATTCATTTACATATTCTACTATGGATACATAAATGAGGATTCAAATTTCGAACACAATATGACAAATGATAGTTACAAAGTTAAAAACAATTATACGATTAAAGTATGTGAAACTCAAACAGAATGTTTAAATGAAATGGTTAAAGAAATTGAAAAAGTAAGACTGGACGAATGTTTTCCAAGAGATTTCTATGGAGTCGTTTTTCAACTGATTAATGGGTTTAATATTCCTATTAGAGGAACAATGATAAGAGTTCAAGATGGTCATAAACGAAACTTTAATGAATATAAAAAAAAACCGGGTAATATTGAAGATGAAGTTGTTAGAATAACCAATTTACTTCGAGATGCTTTAATTCGTGAAACTGAAAGTAAAAACGAATTAGAAAGAATTCAAAACGAAATGCGTAAAATGATTAAAAAGAATTAATACTAACAATATATAAAAATGTTCAAAGAATTGATAATGTTTTCAGTCATTTTGTTATACTTTGTGTATTTGAGTCTTAATCATTGGGGTAAAAAGTTTCAATATATTGGATTAAATGAAAATTTTTATAGAAAGTTTATAACGATACCTCAATCTAAAGAAGAAAAATGTAGAATCATATTTGAAAGGTTGTTTAATATTTCTTTTTATAAATGTAGACCAAACTTCTTAAAAAATCCAAAAACAAATAGAAACTTAGAATTAGACGGATATAATAGTTCATTGATAACAAAACTAGGAAAAGGTTTAGCTTTTGAATATAATGGCTCTCAACACTACTATTACAACACACAATTCCACAAAGAAGAAAAAGATTTTGAAGATCAAAAAGATAGAGACAGATTAAAAAGGAGATTATGTGAAGAAAATAATGTAATGTTGATAACCATTCCGTATAATATAGACGATGACGATCTTGAAGATTTTATTGTAAAAAAGATTCACGAAAAGGAACTTTATCATTATTTATAATTTTTTTCCTAAAGTTTAATTTTTTTAATTTAAAAATGATTAGAAGGTTTAAATTTTGGGATGTAGAATTTGAAGGTACTATACGTGATACTGGACCAGAATACTATAAGTTTTATGAAAATAAAACTATGTTTGATACGGGTACTTTATTAATATTGAAAACTGGATATGATAACAGGTTTTATTGTGCACAATTTACTGATAAAAATGGTACATTATATATAAATGCAAGGAAAACTGATAAAAATGTAATGGATATGTACACAAAAATTATAAATAGTAAAAAGTGTCCGCTTAGATTTGCAGAAAATGAGTATCGACAGTTTGAAGATTATAAAAAGTTAGTTGATGAAAATTTTAAAAAAGAAATAAAAAAAAATTCTGAAAAGATAATGTCGAGTAATGATTTGGTTAAAGATGTTAATGATATAATCGTTGAAAACGATTTTTATCCTATTGGATTTAAAAAAAGAAAAAAAATATTATCTTTTAATAAGTTAGTAACAGTAAAAGATTTAAGAAACATTCTTAAAGATATTAACTTACATGAACCTGATGGAATGATATTGGCAAGTAACGTACCTTTTGGGTTTAAAAATATCAAAAAGATAATAGAAAATCTAAAAGATGCACACTTTTGTTCTATATTTGTTGATGATACTGATTATCTCTTATACGATAAAAATTTAGAAAAAATAAAAGGTTTTGATACAGTTCTAACATTAGAAATGAGTTGTACGAGTGGATAAAGTATACTTGCCGGAGGGGCACCCGAGCGAGACTTCGCCCCCCTGCGTAGGTATATTTAGTTTTTTTACATTAAAAATGGAAAAGATATATAGAAAAAATAAAAAGTTCTATTCTAAAAAACATGTAATACAACAATGGATTCCTAATTTTTCTAAAAATAATCCCGGATATTCGAAAATAGGGTTTCACGATGCTCAACGTAAAAAGATTTTTCAAGACAAAATCGAGTTTGATATTGATACTTTAGTGTTAATTAGTACTGGATACGATGAAAATTTTTATACTTTGAATGAGAAGATAAATGTGGATATATTAGAAATGTATGTTAAGATTATAAACAGTGAAAATCCTCCAAATAGATATATTGAAAGTAAACGTGGGTTTTTTAGAAATATTGAAGGATATTATATTTTGTTGAGAGATTATGTAAAACTAGTAGATCTCAATTTTGAAGATGAAAAGGAAATAAATTCTAAAAAACTATTATCAAAGGCTAATCTGAAGAATACTATTGATGTTTTTATTGCTAAAAACGATTTTTATCCTATTGGATTTGATAAAAGCTACAAAATAATGAATAATAAAACATATGAGAGGAAATCTATATCTTTTAACAAAAACTTTACACCAGAAGATGTTGGTACAGTGTTTGAAGATACAGAATGGTACACAGGATTTCTTTTTGCTAGCAACTTTCCCTATACATTTAAAAACATTGAAAAAATGATAAGAAATCTAGACAAGGCTAAGTTTTGTGGTAAAATGTATCCTGAAGCTGTTAAAGGTATTACTTTATATCAAATGAACAAAAAAATAGATACTTTTGATAAAGTTCTAAAAATTGATATAGATGCTAAATATTATCCAACTCCATATCCACCATATGGAGTTAACGAAGAATGGTAACCTTGAAAAATTTATTTTTAACAACGAGTAAAATCTGATGAAACTTAACCAAAATGGAAAATATCATTGAAACGTGGAAAGTTGAAAAAGAATCTGAAGCAGAGCGAAGCTCGGGTTGCCCCTCGGGAGTAAACCCCTCCGATAAGTATACCCGTTTTTATAAGAACAAAACTATTTTCAACGTAAATACTTTATTCATTATTAAAACTGGATATGATGACAGATTTTGTACATCTAAAGAAGTCTTAAATATGTATATAAACATTATAAATAGTAAAAATCCTCCTAGAAGATTTAATCCAAACTATTTATCTGACGAAGATTATATAAAATTAGTTAATACCTCAGACTCCGGCAAGAATGCTAAAATATCAAAAAACGATTTTTATCCTATTGGATTTAAAGAGAACAAAGAATTGGTATCTTTTGATACCGGGGCAGGGCAGCGTGCCGCTGCCCAGACTGAAGGTTACTCCTCGATTCTAAATAAGAGGTCTCCGAGTTTCAATGTAGAAGAATTAGAAGAGATTCTTAGAGATATCCCGATTCCATATAGTGGTTTCATTTTTGGGAGCGGGGTTCCTTATACATTCAAAAACATCAAAAAGGTAATAGAGAATCTAGGTAAAGCTTATTTTTGTGGTAGAATGTGTATTGAATCTACTGATGATATCATATTATACCAGACAAAAAAAATAAAGGATTTCAATCAGATACTGGTATTAAATATGGATTGTGAGAGTGGATGAATTTAAAAGTTTAAGTCCTCATTTTCAGGTTCAATTGTAATTTTCATAAAGTTATCAAATTGTTCTTGATTTTCAAACTCATGATCAATCTCATAATAAAGTTTTATTTTTTTTAATATCTTATTCTCAAACCAAATGTTTCCTATCTTTGAGTATATATCGGTATCAATATCTATTAAATCCACCATCTCTTTTGGAAACGTAGCGTAGAACCTTTTTAGAATAGAATCTACATTGAAACTCGGAGACCCCCCCTCGCTCTTCGCTTTTCTTTTTAGAATCCCTTCGGGATTCACATCCATTTCTGACACACTTAAAGATTTTTTTTTTAAAACTATCAAAAGATCTAAAATATATAACATAAAATCTCTTAATTCGTTGTTTTCATCATCTAATTTCTTTTGCTTATCTATTATTAACAACATTTGGTTGAAAACGTTACTAATATTGTTTTTTAAATCTTTATGATCCATTTTGAATTGTGATTAATGGTCTACAAAAAAATAAATTTTTACAGATTCACATTTTTTTAGAATCTCTTCGCTCAAAGCTTTTCACATTGTCTCCTCATCAACTATAGATTCAAATGCATCAAAAAGGTATTTAATATATAATTGGTCATTTGTCAATCCATTATTAAAAATTTCCTTTTTGATCTGATCTATCATATATTTATCAATCTTTTTAAACATTTCCTTTTTCAAATTTTCATTGTTAGTTACAGAATTGAGATACTCAGTTTTTTTGTTAATTTTTTTGATATCATCTCTGATTGTTTGTAATTGATTTTCGGTCAATAAAAACTCTAAAAACTCATCATTAGTTTTGAAAGTCTTAGAATGAAACTTCTCATAATAAGTTTTTAAATGGTTAGTGTATCTAAACCAGTAACATATAAACTTACAAAGCTTGTTTATATGATCACATTGAAATTTGTTTTCGTATACCTCTTGATATTTTTTTAGATCCAATTTATTCGGAAGTTCATCAACCAAAAGCTTTACGAATTCTGTTACATTCTTATGTTGTTCCTCCAGTGTCCCTTTAAACATTGTTTTAGTATAAGTATTAGTTTTTGTTATAAACGCATCAACATCAACATAAATGTCGTGTACACTTTGTTCTTCCATTTCAACCATAATGGTTTGCTATAATACTATAAAAAAAAAATTTTAACATTAAAAATGTTGTATCCTATAATAATTGGTGTTCTAATGGTTTTATGTTTCATGACGATCATAAAATCTATAATAGCTGCAGTTGATCTGAGTAACCAATCTCCATCAACTTCTCATAATATTAACTTTATAATTTGGACAAACATTGTGTTCTTCATTATTATAGTATTTGTTTTAGGATTTTCATTTTATTTAGACTATTCACCTGGAGGACTGGTCAAGAAGACATTGATATCAGCAGTTTTGTAGAAATATTCAAATTTTCCTCTACATAAAGGACAAGTATTAAATTTGTTTCCAAAACAACTAATGTGCATACATTTGTGTCCACATTTGATTGTTACACAATTAACTGATTCATCATTGTCACTTTTTTCACATAGACAAAGAACACATTCCTTTTCTTCTGGAAATATTTTGATTTCTCCATTAAATTCAACGTCAGCAGTTGCTTTAATCAAAGAATCATTAAAGATCATATAATATTCAAATCTTGTTGATAATTTGGTATCAACGTAACAATTTGATCTAACCGATTCTACTTTTATTTTTTCACCTTTTTTCACTTCACCGAGATTAGAATTTAGAAATTGGTCTTTAGTTATTGTAGTTTTTGATTGATACGGACCTCGAGAAGTACCAGGAACCATAGGTCGTGGACCTTCTGCACGTTCTTCTTCACAGTCTGCATAATCTATTCCACGACATGAATCAGTTCTATAACCTCTTCTTGAATCAGTTCTACGATCTCTTCCATGACTTGAATCAGTTCTATAACCTCTTCTTGAATCAATTCTATACTTAAAATATTTATCTGTAATAACAAACTTTCCTTCAATTCCTTCAAGATTAATGGAGTATTGTTCCTTTTTAAAGTTTTTTCTTTCAATATCTTTATCTTCG